CATCTTCTGATAATCTTTTGACTTTGCTGATTGATCAATCAGTTTACCGTTGCGGTGAATCTCAAATAGTTTTGGTTTCAATCCTCTGGTGATTTTGTACTCGTCTTTGCCGATTGTAAATTCAACCTCGACCACACAATCTTTTTGATTGATGGAGTTTACCAACTGTGGAATGTTGATCTTTCGAAAAGGTTTACCAAACAAGGCAAATGTGATAGAGTCGAGAAGTGCAAAAGACTTCCCGTGTCCGTTGTTTCCCGAAACCAAAACAAAATTATGTTTTCCTAAGTCTATTTCAGTATCTGTATTTCCGAACGAACCAAAGTTTCGAAAACGAACTCGTTGAAAATTTATCATGTGAGAACAACTCCATATGGCCACCACTCAGGAATATCGCGGTTAGTCCATGTAGCAAATCTTTCTTTCTCGCCAATATAATAATTTCGATATGCAGAAACAGCATCATACTTGACTCGATATTGATCAGGCATCGCTTGAGCAAACTCTGTCAAATAAATTGAAGGGGAAATCTTCTTTGGTGTATTGTCACGACACCACTCAATGACCTTCTGGGATCCATGAATCTTGTCGTACCGACGAGTATACTCCGAACACAAAGCAAGACCGTGACGAACCAGCCAGTCATAATTACCCATAGTTTGTCGAGCCCATACCGTGCATGGATGGTTGATCATAGTAGAACGATATAACACAGGACCATTAGGGTTGTACTCAACCGAGTCGGTGAGGTGTGTCCACGTTTTGAGATTCCGACCATTCTTTGATTTGAAATGTGTTTGCTTTCCATCAAGAAACCGATGAACAGTTGAAAGCATCTGTGCAGTTTCCACAGGCATTTTAACAACATGTTTGTCACACATCATCTCCGCAGAGGTAATCGGACTTTCATCAAGAACAAAAATGTTCATAAGGACAAAGACTCCATATAAAGTTCACGCATAAGATTCTTAATTCGAGATTTTTGATCGTCGGGAACATTTGTCAGTGTGTCAATTTCATCGTTCATAATCGCAACAGTATCCTTTGATACGTCTACGCCGACTTCATCATCAATCACCGAACCCATGTCCTCAATGATTGTAAGGCTCGAAACTTTTACATCATACAACTTGTCAAGGAACTTGTCAAACAAATATGGATTGTTTTTCTCGAAGACGTAAACTTTCACAAAACTGTTTTCGTACATCGAGTAATCTCGATTCAACATGTCTTCGTTTTCATCATATGTTATAGCATGGAACATGCAGTTTGGGTTTTCAACAAATCTCAACTCTCTGGTTTCAGTATCAAGAGTATGAAAACCTTTCTTGACATTTAGATCACTGAAGGTCAATTGGTACTGTGTTCCGAGATAATGAACATTGTTCTTGCTGTTTTTGATATGAAAGTGACCAGAAAGAACCATATCATAACGACTGAATATCTTATCGTTAAGACCTCCCTCGTACTTCACACCACGAAGAACTTCATATCCATCCAGTTCAAAATGACCAGCTACAATAGGCGCCTTTGAATTCTTGATGAAGTCAATTGATTCTTCTGTATTTGTTTTATTGATCCAAGGAATCATCGCAATCGTTAGACTGTCAAATGTCAACTCGATTGGATCTTCATACAGGTAAAAGTTTTCCATATCAGAAAACAGTTCACGAATCGAATTGATACGATTTGTATTTCGATAATATGTGTCGTGATTACCGAGAATACAATGAACCTCTATACCATGTTCTTTTAGTTTGTCAATGAATCTAGCACGAACTTGAGACAGTGTATTGAAGTTAACAAACTTCCGGCGATCCAAGAAATCGCCTAGATGAAGTACTTTTGTAATCCCATGTTCTAGACAGTATGGAAAAAATTGTTCTTCAAAAAACTGAAACGATTGATCTAGAAATAATTGACTGTCGTTTCTTGCACCGAAGTGCGTATCATTAATAATAGCGAGTTTCAAACTCAGTCTCCGAAAAAGGTGTCAAGTGTTGACCCTTCTGTTTTTTTGTCTTTCTTCTTTTTCTTTGGTTTGAATTTTTGAATGTCGTTTTCTGAAAGATTTAAATAGTCTGCATATGGATTGTTAGACATTGGATCAACTAATTCATTGTCTTCAGCCCATCTTGTAAACTTTCCTTCTTTGTCCATCTCTTCCATCATCATGTATTTGACATAGACTTGTTTCTTTTCTTTTTCTATTCTACGAATAAAAGCGTAGTAGATCATTTGCGTGAAATACGAAAACGGATTCTTTGATTTCTCTGGATCAAAGTTGTGTGCATACATCAAACAGTTTTCAATTGCATCACCAATCATCTCATCTCGAAAAGGATAGTTCATGAAGTTTGGTTTATATGAAAGTCTTTCAGCAATTTTCATGAAGCATTCACCCATATAATTTGTAACTGGAGGTCTAACATCTCCCTCGCTCTCTGCTTCATTTACTGCTTTTTTCCATTTCGATATTTCTTTATAGAACTGTTCATTGTCTATATAATGTTCTGTATTTTTAGATTTTCCCATAATATTCCTCTATTCGGTTTGTTAGAAGTATAGTTCACATCAATGTTTATGTCAAACAAAAAACAACATTTTATGCTTGACAAGTCTCAAACCTCCTTTATAATTCTCTGTGCCAAGAGAGAGAAGGGAAGCTTTAAGCTTAGTCTTCTTTAAAGTAATCATTAATGTCATCAGACCAGTCTGACCACTGATTGCCCCAATCTTCGGATTCTGGATTGCGATCCGGATCTTCATCTTCATCAAATCCAAAATCGTCAAAAGGAATTTCTTCTCCATCGAAGACGCCTTCTTCCATGAGTTTAGCAAACATTTCCTTTGACATAGTGAAGTTCATCATTACAAAATTTTGTAACATATCTGCATTTGGGGGTTGTGGTTTACCGTCGAGTGATTCATCTTCTGGAGGAAGATCCAAACCGAGCTGTTTGAAGAGTTGTTCAAGAATTAGAGAAGAACCCTCTGGGCTTACCGCTTTCTTCTTTGGAGGATTGTCCTCTATTTCTTTTTCTAGTTCATACTGAAAGATTGATTCATCATTTGGTTCAACAGAATAAACAATGTAATCAAGAGGTATTGAACAGTTATTTTGATTCGTGTTTGGAATCCAATTTCTCATGATCCAATTTTCTTTTACAATGTTTCCAGTTATTGGATCATGAAGTGTTGTCAACCGAAGTTGCATCGGTCTGTTCAATATAATTTCACTCGAAGTTTTACCACTCACCACAGCCATGATTTCTTCACCTGATCTAAGTTTCAGAATTCTGTAGTCAGTCATAACACCTCCTAGATTTTTATCTTGATGGTTTTAAAACTAAAACCTTCTATCTTATATATCTTTATTCTTTCGAAGAAGTGACGCAGAGTATGGTTCATCTTCTTCTTCCATTGTAGATTATCGCCTATATCGTACAATTTGGCAACTTTTTTCGATTCATGTTTTCTAAGTTGTCTTCCAATAGATTGTAAAATACGAATACGAGATTTTGATGGTGACGCAAAAATGATATTGTGAAGGTTTCGAATATTTATACCAGTAGAGAATGTTCCATACGAAGCCACGATGATTGCATCTTTTTCTTTCTCTGCAATTCCTCGGACTCTTTCACGGTCGTCAGTTTCAATTCCACCGTGAATAAGAAAAACCTTTTTGTTTGGATTCTCTAATTTGATCTTTTCGTAAAGGTGTTTACCGTGGTTTTCCACGAACTGAAAGAGTACGAGTGTATTTCCAGTGGTTGATGCAGATAAACGAGAGATGAATGTGTTTCTTCTTTCGTTGGTGACTAACCATTTCATTTCATCTGGGTACTTGAGATGAGATACTAGTTTCTTGTCCTCGTCATTATAGTCCAACAGAATACAATCAATTTTAAGTTCGGAGAGAATGTCCTTGTCCATTAACTCTTTTGTAGTAGTTACATCTTTAACAGGTCCAAACAGTCCCTCGATAACTAATTTATGTGTCAACGCGCCATCGAGGGTTCCTGTGGTTCCTATGCGGTATCTGGCCTCTTTCAGTTTCGACATGATACTTGTGAGTGATTTGGCTTTAAACAGGTGACACTCATCTCCAAATACAACTTCAAAATCTTTAAAGAACTTTGCAGGCATCTTGTACAAAGATTGCCATGTGGAAATTACAACTCTTTTGTTTGTATTCTTTTCTTGACCACCATAAATCTTGTGAACATTTTCTTCCACATTCCACTCGTTTACCCCGGAGTAATCTGAAAAATCTGAATACATTTGAGTAACTAGGCCTGTAGTTGGTACGATCACCAGAATCTTTTTGTTCGTCTTCTCCAGATAATGTCTCATCAATGTATAAATGATAAGACTTTTTCCTGATCCTGTTGGAGAAAGAAGAAGACATCTTTCCTTTCTGATTGCATGTGTAATTGCGTTTACCTGATGGTCGTGCGGACTTATCAGTTTATTCTTTACTGATATCTTCAGGTTATTTTCCATGTATCTACGAACGAGAAGTTCGTCTGCCTTGTTGTTTGGAATATCAAGTGTGAGTTGGTAGGAATATTCTCTTTCCTTTGCAAACGAAATGACATAATCCAGAAGACCTGTGTAAATCTCCTGCGAAAACATGTTGTATAGTTTTACAGTTCCGTCCCAGACTTTGCTGCGATACGCAGGCATATACTTATGACCTGGCACTTTAAAGGTAAAGAAGTCTGAGAGTTCTTTTGCAAGGCTTCGTTCGCATCGAACGCGAACATTTACCTCATCAACTTTTTCAATAACTAAATCGCTCATGCTCTATTTATGAGCCTGAGACGAACTTCCTCCACTCAATAGCGTTTCGAATTTCCCAGTTACGCTGATTGATTTCCTTGAGAACAGATTCAAGATAGAAAACTTTTTCCTCTTGATATGTGATTCGTTGTTTCATTCGAATAACATCTTGATCTGCATCCATATACATGTCAATGTCTGCTTTGAGAATCTTGAGATCGAACGGTTCCCAACCTCTTCGTTCTAACTCTTCTTGACTCATTTTGCCAGTGAAATATTCCCACTTCGATCTTCGAAGTTCAGCAAGATCGAAACTCATTTTCTTGAGAGTGAATCTTTCTTCGTGGAGAAAGTTCAAGTATCTGTTGTGAAGTTGCGGAATCTTTAACGACTCAAGATCAAGTTGAGTATCGTCAATCTCCATATCTTTTGCAACAAGTTTTTTCAGTTCATCGAAAGTCATAATTCAAATATACACTGTAGTCTATCGTGTGTCAATAAATTTCTACAGAATAATCTCGATACTGGAAAGTAGCCGTGCAAGTTATTTGGGAAGCGTCACCATCCGTTGCGTTTAGATCAATTTCCCCGAGACTATTTGGCCACATATCTTTAAAAGTTACAGTAACTTGTGGTCTTGAATTACTATTCAATATGACAAGAGTTCCGTCTACTTGATAGTTTTCTGGAGATCCTTTGATTGTGGAATCTATTTGTCTTTCCTTCAATGACTTTGGGTTCAGAAATTCATCATATATCGTAAACTCTTTCATCCAATTATAAATTTCTAACCAGTTTCCCATATCTTCATTCACAAGAAAAGAAAGAGTCAGAGGGTCGTATGTCATTTTTGGATCTGCTATGTGTAGAGTTGGATGTTTGTTGAAAATATCAGTCACACCCACACTAATTGAAGGTATATTTGCAGTCTGACAGAAATAAACAGTCTCAGGAGCTCTACTCAGAACAAAACGGAATCCTGTTGTCTGTAAAAGATTCTCGTTGTCGGGTTGTCTATCTAATGCGTATTGGACATACTGATTATATTGTGGCATATACACCTCCATAATATTTAGGTATAAAAAGAAACAGGGGAGTCCGAAGACTCCCCTGTTCCTAGTGTCGGATCAAATCCGTTTTATCACTGAGTTGCGCCGGATCCTGAGTTGATACCGTGGAGGTTGTCAATGCGGAAGGCACGATAGTATTGGTTCTTGCGACCGGTGAGGTTTTCACCATCTGGTGTGGTATCGTCCTTAAGAACGAATGGGTTTGAAACCATTCCGTATCGAGTCTTGAAGCCGATCTTTGGCTGGAAGGTGTTCTCACCTACTGCACGAACCATCTGTAGTGGAACGTATGGACAGTAGAAGAGTCCAGCATCATACTGGCTTGAACCCTTGTAACCAACTACGCAGTAGTTGAAGTCGGCATATGGGTCGATGTAGACCTTTAGGCGACCATTGATGGTTCCGACAAAGGTGTTACCTGTGTCATCAACTTGGAGGCTTCCGCCACCCATTGGAGTTGATTGCATTGAACCACTGAGGGCGAGTGCAGCAGCGACATCTGAAGAGCAGATGACGATGTTGCCCTTACCACGACGGGTTTCCTTGGCGATCTGGTTGGCTTCACGTTCGATTTGGAAGAGCAGACCACGGAAGCGTTCTGCACTCCAACGACCGTCTGAGTCGCGGAGGATGTCATATACACCACCGACACCACCACCGTTTGGTTGACCAAAGGAAGCGCCACTACCCTTCTGGAAGAGGTCATCCTGTTGACAACCAAGTTTGGCAACCTTAAGAATGGTACGAACTACTTCTCGGTTGATTTCGCTAAGGATCTCGGTTGAGAGGATGTTAGCGAGTTCAGTTTCGGCATCAAGACCGTGAACAGCACGGAGGTCTTGAGCGAGTTCAGTTGAGTACTCAGCCTTCAGGGCGCGAGTCTTGGCTTGAACTGCTGTTCTCTCGATTGAGAATGACATCTCTTGGAAGTCTGGTTTGTTGGATGCACCAAGTGCTTCAGCTTGTGCGGTTGTAATACCACCGTGAACAAAATCACTGAAAGGATCACCAACAGCGGCTGCACCATAACCAAACATGGAACCACTGGTGATTCCTAAGTTGAGAGCATCAGTTGTCTTGCCTGCACTTGAGGTTGCGTAACCAGTGCGTGCTTCGTTAAAGAGAGCTTCAGCATCTCTTGCACCAGCAGCGCTAACGTAGTTGCTCTTCATGGCGAAGATGAGTCCGGTAGGACCAGTCATTGGTTGAACACCACAGATGTCGTAAGCGATCAGGTTTGGCATTGATCGACGAACGAGTGAGATGAGAACTGGGTCGAATGACTGAACAGCACCTTGTTGTGCGGTAGCTGCACCACCGAGTGATGAAATCATACCCTGTTGCATACCCGAGTTTGTTGGGGTTTCACTGAGGTATTGCTCTTGGTTCTCAAGAAGAATGGCTGTGACGTTCTTCTTGTATGTGTCGTTGATTGGAGTTAAATCTGGGTGCTCCAGAATTGGGTTCCACTTTCTTCGTACTTGCTCTGCAAGTGAGTTTACTTCTTCGTAACGCATCTAATCTCTCCTTATTTAGATTTAGATTATTTCTTTACTGTTCTTGAAATAGCTTGAGCGTAGTAGCTCATTGGTCCTGAAATTTCTTCTGTGATGGTGTTATCACCATCTTCTTCTGTCTCTTCAGTAATGAATGAGACTTCTGATCCACCGTTGACTTTCTTGAAGTAGTTCTCACGAAGAACTTCAAGCTTGTCGGCAAACTGTTCGGCATTGTCAAACTCAATACCTTCTGAAAGTGAACGAAGTTTTTCGATATCAGTATCGACCATACCTTCGGTCATATCGCGGAATGTGAGTTCGCAAGCAAGTGATTCGTTTGCTTCGCGGATTGCCATGTTTCTTTCGATCTCTTCGTTGAGTTCGTTCTGAAGTTCCTCGATGTCGTTTACGAGTCCTTCAACTACATCAAACTTCTCTTCTGGGATGTCGATGTAGTGGTTGGCAAAGAGGTCACGAAGACCACTCATGAAGGATTCGGCGACTTCTGCACGAATGCCTCTTTCGATGGCGACTTCGTTCTCTTGAATCCAGTTCTCGACAACGTAGTCGAGATAATCGTTGAGTGAATCTGTAAGGTTCTCTTCGATTGTAGCAGCTGTTTCCATGAGTTGCGCCTCATAGGCTTCCTCAAGTGCTTCGGCGTAACGACCGAGAGCATCATTGACAGCGGCTTCGAAGATGGTTGTTGCCTTATCCTTGAACTCTTCGGAAAGGTCTTCACCATTGAAAAGTGCTTCCATATGCTCCGCAGTAGCGGTCATCTTTGGCTTCTCGATCTTTCCAGAAGCATCGGATGACTTCATGGAGATTGAAGCCTTGTTCTTCTTGTCCTTACCTTCGGTCCCCTTATCGGTTCCGATGATTGGACCCTTTCCTTGAGTGTCCTGTGAGGACTTGCCGCTAACGTCTTTTTCTACTGCGGCACCCTTGTCACCAGACATGTTTGGTTTCTTTGGTTTCATTTCTTTTTGTTCCTCTTCGATACCTTCGAAGTCCTCTTCGACTTCTTCGAGATGCTCTACCAAATCGGAAGCTTCCTCATTATGTAATCTTCTCGCTTCAAGAATTGCTCTTGCGGCCTCGATTGGGGTTAGGTCTTCTGAACTCATCTAAGGACTCCTTTGAATATACCTTACAGTATTGTTATTTAGTAATTTGATAATTTTGACATAAAATCTCTGAAAACATTTATTTTTGTTTCTTCAAGATTTCTTCGATCTGCCTCGGAAATTACTCTGTGATACTTTTCGATTTGTCTTTCTCGGAGGACTCCATTGTCCCAGACCCACTCTTTGCCTTCCATGATACCATTTACAAAAGCATCAGGAGCAGAAGGATCTGCAACGATGTCAACAGCAGTCAACATGAAGTCTTCCTTGACATACTTGGCTCCATTTCTCTCTTCGAGAGAACCCATACCACGGGTAGAAACACCAAGTTTAACTCCATCACTGATAAGGCTCTTGACGATTTTTCCATATGGAGTGTCAAGAACTCTTGCTTTTCCTACTACATTATCACCATCAAACTTAAGATTGGTGATGTTATGTGACACACGTTCGAGGTTGAGTGTTGGACCATCTGGATGTCCAAGTTCACCCATCGCTCTGTTCTTTTCTACATACTCTTTGTTATAACGATCAGCCTCTTTGAATAGAATAGCTCTTTCATAAATACGACCATTTCTATTCTTCTTTTCAGATTGCATGAAGATACCTTCAATGAAGATGTTCTTCTTTCCATCTTCCGATGCCTCTGAAATGACCTGTAGATCGTCTGAATGTTCTGTGATTAGAAGCATTTTAATTCCTCTTTATAGAATCAGGAACGGGTTTTCTTTGCAAGTCTCTTGTCGATCTTGTTGATTAAACGAGTTCTCTTCGCGGCGTGTTCTGCGGCTCCCTTTTCACCCATCGCTGCACCGTCAAGAGCAGACATCTTATCTTCACCGGCACGACGCCGGGCGGAGTGCAGTAGTCCAGTTGAGATTTCATTGATTCCGTCGAAAGATTCTTTTCTGGCAGCCATGGCTTTCTTAATAGCTTTGTCTCTTGAACCTTTCCATTCCTCGGTTCCTGATTCGACTGTACCATCACCGTCATAATCTTTAGAAGCTTTCTTAGCAGACTCCTCTACTTCTTCCTCGTCTTCGTCTTCGTCCTCTTCCTCGTCTTCCTCTTCGTCAGTTTCTTCGAAGACTTCTTCGTCATCCCACTCCTCTTCACACTCTTCGCAGATGTCTTCTTCCTCTACAAACATACTGGAAGCGACTTCTTCTCTTGCGAGTTCAAGACGTTCTGCCATCTTTTCGTAAAGTGCAGCTTCAATTGCTTTCTTTGTAAATGAAGGATTTTCTTCAATGATTCCTTCGATGATGTTCTTAATATAAGACATTTAAAATCTCCCGTGTTTTGGAAACAGTTCTTGTTTATTTATAAGAAATAAGTTTTTATCCACCACAGTCACATTCACTGGATGGACCACCACCTGCAACACCTCCCGGTGTCCAACTAATTCCGCCCAAATCATCTTGTTCATTTTCACCCCATTCATACTCTGGTGGATTATCTTCACTTGGTGGCCTCCAACTAACAGAACAACCCGGTACTTTCTTTATTGTGAATGTTGGGTCTGGACAACCGGTTACACAATATCTTATAAGTGTATATGATGTACATCGTCCATCTGGATCATCACATATATTTGTTGAGTTTAAGAATATTGCATCCGTTTCTCCAGATGGATCCGGTACTTCCCCCAAATCAGGAACATCATCCATTCCAACATACAAATCACCATGTTCACATTCAACATACATCACACCATCAACAATATCTCCACCATCTTGTTCTACTTCATCGCCGGTTTTTCTACATGCACAACCATAAGATAAACAACCACAAGTCGATTCGAAAGTGTCATAACCAGTAGAATCGCATGGAAGAGCATCTATTTCATTCTCATCACCTCCAGATGGAGGGGTAAACTGTCCGGTGTTTGGATTAAAAGAAACAGATCCACTCCCATCTTCTGCACTAAAAACCATATTTCCACTGTCATTTGTACCTGTTAAACAATATTTTTTGGTTATAGTACATAAGTCTATGTTGCCTGGTTGGACATTTGCTGGATCATCACATGCTATACCACTATATGTTCCATCCTCATTCAAACAGACCGGACCACTGGGGGAGTTTACCAATTCTCCTTCACCACAACAATTAGGTTCTTCTTCTGATGGAGAATGTATCTTCTTATAACAAGTTACATAACAACAATTCTGAACATCCGTATTAAAACAACATGATCCAGAACCAACAGAATTTTCGCATGTTAATGGTTCTTCTTCCTCTTCACCACATGGTGGGTTCGGACATTCAACACTATAACATGGAGGAGATATACAGGGTACACCTCCACCAATACCTCCTCCACCACCTCCTCCGGCTCCACCTCCTCCGGCTCCTCCGCCTACATTTCGAGTTGAAGAACCACCGATTACTATGGGTCTTCCAAATCCACTTGTATCACATACATCTTGACCACAAATGACTTCTATTTTTCTTTCACATGTTGTTTTGCATGGTGGATCTGTGAAGAACTTTGCAGTCGGATCATCATAGTAATAAACGAACTTAGAGTCTCTTTTTGTTATTTCTAATGTTATTTCGTCTCTTCTTTTTATAAGCCTACCATAATCACGACCAACATTAAAAACAGGGCTGGTTTTGTCTATGATTTTTAAATATCCAAGTACTTTTTGATTACTTCCAGCCATATCAAGTTTCCTTCAAGAACATAACCTGGCATCTTCCTCTTGGCAACATCGGAGAACTCTTTGGACCAAGAGAATAAAAACCACCTGCATTTCTAAAAATACCGTCATCGTTTCCTGAAATGAATCTTGATATGATCAAAGAATTTTTCTTTTTGGTTTCGATCCAACCATCAAGATTGGTAATAATATAAGAATATTCCATACTGTTAAAACCATGTTCGATCTCAAGATATATTCTGTTTCCAGCCCAATAGAATGTACTTTTCTTTTTTAAATTTGCTACATTCAAATATTGTTGATTTCTGTTGTCTGTGACAATACTTGGTTTGTTGATACCACTAACGGAAAAAGCCCAATAAACCTTCATTTCATCTCTATGGCTTGGGTTGAAGTTTTCATGAATGTCCGGAGACAATGAGAATTCAATACCACTCACAACAGACCAACTATTCGGTGAAATATTACCAGTGGATGTGTATCTATTCCCTGCATAATCACTATTCATTATATCGCCGTTAGAATCTGGATTCGTATTCAAGAATGGATCATCTTCTTCATTAATTGGTTTGAGATACCGAGTCACCATTTTTCTGAAACCATCTATACCATTACAATCTTGCGTTGGTATATCTGTTCCATTTTCTATAGAATAATAAGGTCTGTTTTGTGGTTTCTGTCTAAATGAAGGAAGACATGGATATTGTCCTTCAACACCAAAAACTAAACTTTGTCCAAACGCCGAATTGTTTTCTCGGAGATACGGAGTATTATCAGAACTTTCTGATTGTGGTTCATAAGTTCGGTGAATGTCCACAAAGGAACCACCGAATTTACCTACATGAAATCTGAGTCTTGGTTCAACGAGTAATGGCATTTTATGCGTCGAAGTCTGGGTTTGAGATTGATGGAGTAATTATGAATTTGCCAGCCATTAATCTTTCTGCTATTGCATCGGCTGTTGATCCAGTTGATATACCCCTGTCCTTGAACAAGATCATATCGTACAAATAGGATCCAGAAGGAAGTTGTCGAGAAACTTGTTTGGTGAATGATAAAGAAATTTGACCAGTTATATTACTTGATGTAGCACCTTCTAAATCATCCGAGTAGACATACTCACCATCGAGAGAAATGTGACCTGCAACTTTTTTATTGTTGCCTACACTTATATCACTAGTAAACCCATATGTGTTTGCTGTACTAAATCTAATTTTGAGTGTAGTGTCATTTATATCATTTTCAAACTTTTGACCACGGACATCCATTTTTGCCCAGTAACCAGAGGACATGTCTATAGGATTTCCTAGATCATCGTAATAATTGATATTCAGAACAAAGTCTGTACCTTGTTCGGTTGATATATCATAGTTTGCTGATGCCATTGATTATCTCCTCGGTGGAGGTTGTTGATCTTCCATTCCACCACTCATATCTATATCACCATCTTTAGTTTCTTGGTTAATTTCTTTCTCCATTTCCTCAATTTCTCTTTCAGACATGTGGAGAATGTTCTTCTTAACAAAGTTACGCGAGAAGTATGTACCAATGTGTTCTTCCATTTCACGAATCAACTCAAGTCTTTCTTTCATGATTTCTGTGTTCTTGAGTTCTGTGAAATATGAATCACGATTAAAATCAAAACGAATGTCTTGCTCAATATCTTTCCATTCTTCCTCACGCATGACACCCTTCAGAAGAAGTTGCGTTCGGAGAAGACTGATGAAGAGTTGAGCAAATGAAGATCGAAGTTTATCAATGAACTTACCAAACTTCAGTTCGTCTCTGGTGATTTCAGATGCACGACCGAGATTGAATCCTGTATCCGGTTCGAGACGAGTGATTGGAACATTCAATGAACGATAGAGTTTCTTCTTGAAGTAATCGACATCTTCCATCTCGCCTAGGTTTTGACCACCATCAAGCGTTTGGATTTCTGTACCACGACCACCTTCACGACGAGGCAACCAGAAGTCTTCTAACATGCTCATGTGTCTTCTGTCGTCTCGAATTTCTCCTGTGGTCGCATCATAAACGAGTTTGTTTCGATACTTGTTCATGATCTCTCGAAGATACTGTTCCGCCTTTGTCTTCGGTAATGAACCTACATCGATATAAAAGATACGGCGTTCTGGGGCTCGAGAGATGCGATAGATTACAACGGCATCCTCAATCATACGAAGTTGATTGAGTGGTTTGATTGCCTTGTGAAGATAACCGATTACTCTTTTGTTCTCGAAATCATACAGACCAGAAGGAACATAACAGACGGCATCTGTTGAAATCTTCAGTCCTTCTACACCTTGTGTGTTGATGATCTGAAGACCGGTTCCGTACTTGTCAATATATGCTTTGTCAAAGTAGATGAAGAAATCTTCTACCTTTGTTACCATACTAACTTGTGTCTGTGGGTCTTTTTCTTTGTAGACTTGTTTGATCTTTTTCATTTTGATCGGATCAACTGCTCGAAGTTCAAGAATTCCCTTTTTAGGATTCTTTGGATCAACGATCAGATGATAATAAAGTCTACCTTCGATATACCATCTTCTGAAAATATCATAACCCTTGTTGGAGAAGTTGAGAAGTTTCAGAACCGTAGTAAATTCTTCTTCAATCTTTTTCTTGATTCCATCCGAAACCTTTAACTGTTCCAGACGCAATTTGACCGCTGGGTAATCTACCTCATAGACAATAGATTCGTTGAGAATATCTTCAACTGCCATTTCAATTTCGGAGTGCATAGCCATGGATCGATACTTCATAATCAGATCATTATCTGATCGAATCGCTCCATCCATGTCTAGATACTGACCAAAGTATCCTCCACCTCCGACAATAGCAGACCCATCGTCCATGTCTGGTGGCACGAACGATGGGTTTACTAGCGTTCCGTCAACTTTCTTAACGGTGTCGTCTAAGACTTTCTTGTTACTTCTCCCGAAAGAGAATCCAAACAATTCAGGCATATCACTTCCTTCATTTTAAAATATATCAGGCTTCGTTGGTGCCTGCGTTGTTGCCATCAGTTCCAAGTGTTCCGACATTATGAATCCAGTATTGATATTGGAATGTAATTGAAAAATCTGAAACAGTATTTTCATTATCACTCGAAAGATCAATCGCTGTAATATCTCCAGGCCAAGCATCGACCAATTGCCAAGCTGTTCCGATCTCATTTCCTTGGTTATCTAATTGATAGACATCAATACCGCAGTAATATTGACTTGGATCTGCACTTGAAACATTTGAAACAAATCCCTTAAGACCATTTGACCATGTTTCGAATAGTGTTCTATACTGCATGTTTTGATCGTTATAGATTGTAACAGTCCAAGGATCAAAAGTACGATCGCCTGGAATCTTTAATCTTGCTCCACGGAAAGGAACTTCGATTGGTGTTAAAGAAGTGCCTGGAATCTGAGCAGCGCGGACCAGAAGAGATAACTTATCTTGATCTGGAATAGCGATCGCAGGTGGTTTATTGATAACAATTCGGAAAAGATTACTTCTTACACCAGTTCCTAGAGCTTGTTTGATTCTATCTACCTTTAATGAGGCCATTTGTTACTCCCGTTTCTAATTTATTTATAACAAACTACTGAATCAAGCACCAATTTCTTCGAAGTTTACTCCAGATGGAGTAGCAATAAAGCTGAGTGTGATGAAGTTGATTGATCTTGAAGGCTTGATGTAAATGTCAGCAACAAACTCATTTCTGTCGATAACAGTTGGAGTGTTGTTGCTTTCGTCACAAACAACCTTGAAGTCTTGAATACCTCGTCTAGCTTGAACATCTCTAAGGAATGGTTCAATCAGATTTCTAAATCCAGCTCTGGTGAACGCATCGTTGAACTCGAAGAGTGAGAATCTAGCAGCAGTAGCAATAGACTTCTGAACGATTGTAAACAGACGACGAACATTGATGCGGTCGAAGGCAGATGGTTTTGCCAACATTGTCTTATCTCCGAAGAGGACAATACCTTCGTTTTCAAAGTTTACAACTGGGTTGATTCCCTTCGAATATAACTTGTCTCTATCAGCCTTGCCTGGGCTGTATAGAAGTTTGACAATGTTTTTCAGATTTCCTCTGTTGAAACCAGCAGGCGAGAACCAAGGTTCAAAATCTTCATCAGAACGAACCATGATACCAGCAATATCGCCGTTCAGTGGAACAGTTCTGTATGTGTCTCTATATGGATCATAAACAACTTTCCATCCACTGTCCATGACTGCGTAAGAACTCTTTGGATTTATGCTGTTTCTGTGTGAAATAATAGCATCAGCTTGACCTGTTGTTATGTTAACATCATCTATTTCTGGTGACAATGTAACAATGCAATCTTTTCTCGACTCTGCGATGCTAACTAATTCATTTGCTAACTTAGAATCGGCAGGACCAGAAATCAAGAATGAAACATCGACAGATGAAGCTGGCCCGAATCGTTCACTGTATTGTTCAAATATAGCAGCACCAGTGGCACTTGAACCAACATCACCTTCAGCAGAACCGCCTGTGAAAGATTTTCCGTTTCTAAATTCAGCTTTGTCGTTGGTACTTGGATTAAAGAATGCTCCGAACGATCCACCTGATCCACCGTCACCCCCATAGAATACTTCGGAAATAGTTTCTTCAAATCCGGTCGCATCTGCTTCTTGAATTGCTCTTCCTGCAATAATCCAATTTGACTTGTTGTTGATTACTGCTCTATAGAAGTTGGTAGAACCATCTGGAAGTCTGGCATCAACTGCCTTTGAGACACCCTCATACACTTCGAGTGGTGTGAATCTTGTTCCCGTGATTTGACCAGAGCTATCATAGACGATGATGTGCATCTCGTCATTCATTGTATGACCTTCACCTACGGCATTTCTTGCGTATTGTGATGCGTCTGGAGTTCCACCAGCGATATATCCCGCCCATAACCCTGTACTACCTTCTGGTCCCCAACCAGCAAAATCACCTTGATCGGCACCGTTAGTTCCAGATGCAGCGGAATCCCAGATCGCAATACCGAGTGCATTTCCGATCTTGCCTGGGTATCTGGCCATAAATCCGCCGTAAGTATTAAATTCCTTACTGGCCCAAGGACCGCCGCCCGTAACCTGTGAAGTAAGATCAAACGGAATTGGGAATGCTCCAGTGACGCCTGCACTTGCACCAGCATTTTTTGAACCTGTTGTCTCTCCGCGAACCACTTGAAGATTGCTTCCATAACGAAGGAAACTTGAAGCGGTAAACCAGAATGTAGCATTGTTATCATTTGGAAGTCCAAAAACTTCTCGAAGTTCGTTTTCAGAAGAAATGGTAACTACTTCGTTTGCTGGGCCCCACTCAAAAAGACCAACAAATCCAGCAGGTGTGGTAGCAATTGTTGGGACGATTGTGGTGAGGTCGAGTTCTTTTACTTGAACGCCGGGACTTACTTGAAAGGCCATTATGCTCTCCTTATTGAATAACTCAATATATGTCTTGATATTTATAAATTATGGTTTTTCACTGCCACACAGTTCCGTCTTCATCCACATGATATTCATCGTCTAATCCATCATTTATAAAACCAAAGGGCATGATTTCTTCTTCGATCTTTTTCATCTCATCTTCATATAATTGTTTACGGAGGTCACGATCAAAAGATTCTTGAAAATATTTCTGAGTTGTCATCCAAGCGAATAGAACAAGACACATAACCAAGTCATCATTGTGGCCTGGATCTGCTTCATATGTATTTCGAACTGATATGAAATTGATTAATTCTTCCAGGATATTGTAGTCTTTTGTAATCAATTTGTCGGTTTCTATGAAACTCTTCAAAGTAGCACAACCAATCTTTTTCAGAGGTGCAGTTGTCTTTACACCATACGAAACCTGTTGACCGAACCCTTCACCGAGTACCTGCCCAGCTCTACCTTTCATAGAAGTTGAAAGCATGTTTTCATATTCGAGATCCTGCCGCAGAACATCTGCGACCTGCTGTCCGATGTCATTCAGTTCTACCAAAACTTGTGCTTCATTGTATTCTTTTGCGATTCGATAGATAACATCTGGAAAAAGAAGTGGAGGCATTGTATTGTTTCGAAAAGTTGCTACAACATTGTACGGCGACTCTGTTGCATCAATCACAACGAATGCGTGATAATCCTGACCAAGACCTCTCGATGTGTCAACTGTGATGAAGTATGATCGATCCTTCTTTGGAACTTCATAGATACACAATCCCTCGTCCGTTTTCTTCAGAGGAGTTTCGAATGTCATTGTTTTCAGTTTCTTATGATGAATTAGAGTGTTTACCGAACCAAGGAATTCACATTCGAACTCTGTACGAAACTGTTCTTCTGAAGAGTTAGCAATAGTCTGTCTTTTCCAATTCTCGTCTCTGCCTGGAACTTCAGACCAATGAACTTCGATTGGAACAAACAAATTTTTGCCTGGTTCTCCTTCTTTCTTGTTTGCACCAACCCAGAACTTATAGAATAAATTCATACCGCGTGGAGTAGAAACGATTAGAATCTTTGTATCTTTACCAGATGAGATCGTTGGGTATACGGAAGAGAAGAACTCATCTGCCACTTCATGTGGAACGTATGCAAATTCGTCTAGGAAGATCATGTTGAATGAACCACCACGAATCGCAGATGATGATGTCGCAGATGCAAGGATTCGAGAACCGTTCTCTAACTCAATAGAACCTTTATTCCATTCAACTACACCCTGTTGCAACCATTTTGGTAGATTCTCGTATGCCAACTGAAGACGACCTAGAAGTTCTCTGGCGGTCGCCAACTTGTTTGCGAGAATGGCAACATTCATGTTGTCATTGAACAACACATAGTGAAGAATGTAGGAAATCATAGTTGTAGACTTACCAGTCTGTCGAGGAAACTTACAGATCACGAATCGGTTCTTGTGCATAGTACGAACCGTTTCTTCCTGAAAATCCCACATCTTAAATTGTACAACGCCTTCGTCAAGAGAGACGATCTTCACATAGTTTTGAATAAAGTAAATTGGGTCTTGAGAACACTTGATGTATTCTTGAACCTCTTCCTTGGTAAACTCTTGTTCAACACCTGCGGCCTTGAGAAGAGGATTACCTAGATAATGTTCATTGTCCGTCCTCGGCATTCTTTGCCTCCATCATTTTCTTTTGTTCTTTTAGAAACATTTGCAGTTCCTTAGTCGAACCAACAAATAGGGACTGGTTAGTGGTATTGTGAACCGTAGTCTTTTCTTGTTTCACATCCTTCAGCTTCTTGTGTATGTCCAACAGATCCTTGTTGGCGTCCGCCACGGTCTTTATCATCTGTGCGGCGACTTCATAAGCCCTTGGACTCTCTGTTTCAGAAGCAACTTGCAAAATACCGTCAATTGCCTCGTTACCTCGGTCAATGACTTCTTTAAGATTACTTCGAATTTCTTCGAAGTCTCTATCTACTTTTTTACTTTCGTATGATTCTTTTCTCTCGGATACAATTTCACTTTCAATCACTACGGGTTCTATATCAAAAACCTCGTTCAAATTCTTTTCTACATTATCTTCCTTCATGTTGTAACTCCAGTAGTATTAATCACATCATCGCCACCGTTTGGATCGTCGAACTGATATTTGAACTCTGTGAATGTATAAGGTGGATCAGCATTTGGAGTTTCTTGAGAACCATCAATAAAGATACCAGTTCCTCCTGAGATTCCTACGTCTATACGAGATGTTGCTCCATAGTAAGTGTTTCCTGTAGATGATCGGAACTCAAACTCACCGGGATGTCCGGTGATTTGACCAGATGTAAATCCATCCAAATCAAAGAGAGTGGAAGAGGTACTGAGAATTGTCTTTTCTCTCTTGATAGGCCCATATAAATGCGTTTTAACATTGAATGTCAAAGTCCATATCAGTAATCGTCTCTGTTCAAAATCACCAAGATAATCGTAATCCAAGTTTACAGATTCTAGGATTATGGGTAGATCAATTTTAGTATTGATGTCAGATGTTCCACCCGCCCTTTGGAATGTTACATTAAATTCTGGAGTGAAATAGGGAACTATTTGTTCTACGATTTGCAGTCCATCTTCAAATGTTGTAGCATAAACACCAAGTTCAAATCCAAAATTATATGGAACTTCTGTGTATTGATATGAAAGATATCCTTGTTCTTCTTGAATATCTTTAATTCTTCTTCGGTGGATTGTGTTTCTTTTTCTTCCAGCATCATATGACATAGAAACCATATTAAACGACATACGAGGGAGTGTCATTTGAACATGTGGATTGGGGTTTGTGTCATCGTCTAATCGAGAATCTTCTTTTAATCTTTGTATAAATTTTTCTCTTGCTGCATATGCTAATGGTACTTGAATGGATAAACGATCGTCCCCGTTTCCATCTTTCTTTACAATGGTCAAATCATTAAAGAGTGTACCAAAAGCAACAACGGAGTTTCGAATTGTTTCGTGATAAAAATGATTACCGAACATCAGTAGTTACCCTCCGAGAACGGATCTCTCTCTGAGAAGTCAAGAATTGAACTACCTCCAGTTTCAATATCCGTGTTTTGACCAAATCCATCTTGAGGAACAACTGATCCAGAATCATTTGTGACGCCTGCAACGATCGATTCCAGTTTGTCGATTTCCGACCAACCTGTTTGCATTTGTTCATAAGAGTAACGGAATAGTTGACAAGAGAGTTTGTATGTGTAGAGTTTTCCTAATTGATAAAAAGGATTTTCATGTTCTACATATTTGACTTCAAAGATATAGTTGGAGAGTGGAAAGTAAATCAAATCACCTTCGCGTGGATGAGTGATATTTTCTATATGACTCAATCCTCGTTCAAAGATTTTCTTTGCAACTACAAGATCGACTGTATCTTGTATTTCAAAACCAAATTGTGTGATTTGATCGTTCGCACCAAATCCATCAATAGACTCAATATACATTTCCATTTCAACGCCATCAGAAAAGATAGAAGAATTATCTTCTCCGAAGACAGTATCTTCTCTTACTAGAGTACGGGGAAGATATACCATATCTTTACCATACATTTTTATGGCTTCGATGGTGAGGTCTTCGAATAGTCTGGATGACTGTGCTGGTTTGTGATTGAAAAATGGATTTGTGGCCATAGGATCATCCCGTCATGAAGTCGGGTGGTAATTCGTATTTAAGTGATAACTCTTCTTCAAGACGACTTTTCTCTTCGTTTGCCTCTGACAACATTTGTTGAGCATTGAACTGAACCCCGCCTGGGAGTTGCAGTCCTTCGAACTTGGAAAGATTTGTAGCCCATTGTTTCTTGATAACGACAGTTGCATATTCTTTGAGAAAGCGATCGTTATAAAACTCTCGGAAAACTTCTGGATTTACTGCGACATATGACTCAAAGACTAACCAATCACCGACATTTACTTCTTCGTCCCATTTCATGTCAAGATAAAGTCGATTGGTGACTCGATTGAATCTTACCTTTTTCTCAGGAGTGAGAATATCTTCCAACATCTCAAGATGTCTCATTGTCATGTCGTAGTTTTGAAGTGAAACGGGATTGCGAAGACCATAAAAATCATTCAGTGCAATTTGATACTTTACATTGAACAGATTTGCAGAAGTGTTCTGTCCGAACTGAAAACAACGAACAACACTTACTACTCGTTCGTCAACCAAATCCATATTCAGATATTGATTATCTATATCCTCTTGAGTGATTTGGTGCTTTAGATATTGTGGTTCGACACCATCAAAATGATACTCTGTGAAAAGTTCGATCGCATCGTCGATGCGATCTTCTACCTGAGCATCATCTACATTGATTTCTACAACTGGGTATCCGAGTCTACGAAAGCAGTAGTCTTTCAGATCCTGTCTGGAACTTACTCTTGCCATTTAGACCTCCGTTCTTTATTATGTATAAGAACGAAAGTAACTATGGCACTTCAATTGTCACACATGAACTTTTACCAGCAATCGAACCACAAGAAATGGCATCACCTTCACGATGAACAGGTCTACCATTGATTAATAATTTAGAAGAACCTGTTTGTGCGACACCAGCTGGATGTTGAATTTTTGGATCACCGTTGAATATATGTGTGCCGATATACGCATCACCAACTCTTGCAACAGGTTTACCCTCAATCAATACATTTGAGTTTGAGACAATTGGTGTTGCTGGATAATGATTGTGACCCAAAGCATCATTTAAGTCACCGTTTAACATTGGTTTTGGCATATCAAGGCCCTTGATATTCTGGATATTCGGTTCCACTTGTGCAACCAAATGTTGATGTATACTTGATCAAGTGATTTTTCTCTGTGCCTGGGAAATTCCCATACCATGCTACGTGAATTGATTCTTGTGCATTCACATATGTTGATATAGAAGCAGGTCCACCACCTTGACCTCCAAACTCGCCTGGATCTATATCGGAACCAGGCGGTAAACTTTCTAAGTTACCGCAGCTACTAAAGGAGCCATCAAAAGATCCCATTGTACCAGTATGTTCTTTATAACAATCAAAACAACCACTCGTAGCACCAACTGGACTACCATTTACAATACCAGATCCCTCGGCTCCTGTTTCTCCATTATAGAAACCAAAGAAGTAGGTATTTCCAGAATCATCGAATATCATAATCCAACCCTGATCTGGATTTGCAGTTGCACCTGCGGTTGTTAATCCAAACGGATTCATTGAACTGCCTGGGTAATGAGAATCACAAGAGTAACCGCCGTCTTGATTAAAACCTTGAAGGTTTCCTCTGTTAGCTCCTCTTGGATAGTATTTGAAGTCTCCAAATTCCGCGGGCTGATTAACATCTGGAACAAATACATATTCAACACCACCTAGTGTTTGAGTACAATCATATATTGTACCATCATCATTGTTGCAGTTCTCGAATATAATTAAAGGATCTCCATTTGGATAGACTAAGTTATTATCACCGTTAGTAGATCCACCAAACGATGGATTGGTCCAGTTAGTCATAACCTCTGTAGTTTGATCAAATTCCGACACATAAACTAAGTCTTGAGGTGCAGGGGATAGAGCTCCAGTTACGGGGAATCCAGGAGGAGCGCAGAATGTTGGGCATAATCCAGTTTCGCATGAAAGTTGAATCTTATATGTGATTAATCCATTTACACTGGAGTAATACGAATCAGTGTCGTTGGATCCAAATCCACCAAAGATAACTCTATGCCAGTCAAAAGGTCTTGGACCACCAGCAGTACCACCAAAACATTCATCACATTTGATATTGTCTGGAGTACCTTGGATTCCTTCATAAGTTCCACCCCATCCAACTAGACCGTCCCATTCGTATGTGCAGAAGTTAGCAGCATCAGCAGGATTCGTTCCAAGATCAATGTTTCTTAGAGAGTCTCTTTGAGTAGACGCACTCTTTATGGAAATACCAATTCTTGGAGCAGAGGCTTGTTCTGGAGTTTGTGGGCGAATTGTAATTGCTCCAGATTGGTCAACACTCTCATGTATTGGATGTAATCCAATGTGTCCCTTTAGGTAATTTCCTGAATCACCTGTTCCAAACCTTGCAACCCCTCCACCACTCAGACCTTGAGTAAACCATAGGTAAGGAGAGAGTCCGGTTGGAATAGTTTTCATTGATTGGCGAATGCTAGAAATACCAAGATATGCACTCGGAGTGAATGGTGATCCAACACCAGTTACTTCATTTTCTGGAGCTAACTCAAAACCATTCAAACCAAACAAACTCATATCACCAAAATTATTTGCTGCATTTGTATGCGTGAATAAGACTTGATCTCCACTTCTGCCTTTTTCATACGCTAATGTTGAACCTATGGTGTCAAGAGCACTTCCAACACTAAACCAAGCAGTAGGAATAAATTCTGACATGAGATAATACCAGCCTGGTTGTAATACAAAACCATTTCCTAATCCAAGAGGACCAGAAGCTTCTGGGTACAGAGAAATAGGACCAGTTCTGCCTGGTGTTACTTCTCGTACATAGTCACCGGTCCAAGCACATGTTGTAATTCCTGTTACATCAAAATCTTCATCTGTGACAGATACAGCAAAACCATTACCACACAAACCAACACCAGAATCCCTGAAGAAGTATGCACAAGTAGAACCTTCTACAAATCCATCAAACTGAACAACTTCACTCTGGGGTGTTCCAGTTGGGAATGAATTAGCAGGAATTACACCAAACCAAGCATACATACCTCTTCGATCAGTTCTTGCATCTGGAATATTGTTCTCATATCCAGCGATATAAGTCAAATACTTATCAATATAGCAATAGTTTCCAACATAGAATGGTTGTAACTTACATGTTGGGAAATATTTCATTCTATTCCAGTAATAACCGGGAGGTCCATCAAGAGTTTGCCCCAGACAATCTGAGTTGGCGTCTGTGTAGACATTCCCTTCGAATGGTAAGGTATTTTCGAGGAAATTTAATACCTTGATACCAGCAGTCAATCCGTCGTCATAACCGCTAGTGAATCCAGTCATAAGACCAGCGACAGGATATAAACCAGTTGCACCTGCCATCGCGATGCCTGGTCCTTGGTGTACCTGTGAGATATAATAGTTTGTTGACCATCTCGGGAACAACAATCTTCCGTCCTGAGAAAGTCCTCTACCAAAAATCAAACTACCAGTACCACCCTCATATCCACCTATTTTGCCTGGATGACTTCTAGCAACAGAAGAAACGTCTGCCCATTCGGTTTCATATGAAACATCAGAGGTTTTTACCAGAGCATAACCAGCAAAACCACCAGGCGGAACACCTTCTCCAGTCGGACCAGTTGTGCCTGGATCACCTGTGTCTCCGGTTTCTCCCCTTGCTCCTGTTTGACCTGTTGGACCTTGAACATAACCAGCAGTAACAGAAGCACCAGAATCTAGACCAAGAATTAAATACCCATCAATTACAGAAGCATCAACAAAACTCGTACCAGTAGATCCCATCACATAACCAGCATCAAGAGTCGTGCCATCGATAAGAGTGATGATAAGATTACCGTCATCAAGTGTAGCACCAGAGATTCCATCCCCTACTAAAGAATTTAGAAGGTCGATGATTTCATTGGTTTTGTTGTACCAACCATAAAATGTTTCAGTGATCTGTAAGTTGTCTAATGTTGAACCTGGCATCAGTTAATTCCTCTGGTCAATATCTGTAAAAGATTTTTTATTTCATTGAGTTCTTCACGAAGAAATCCTTGTTCTTCTTTTATTTTTTGCAACTCTTCTTGTTGTTTCTTTTTTTCCTGATAGGCTAGAAACGCATCTTTGTTGTTTGATAAAATGGCTTTAGAATTTGGATCTCTTTTCAAATCAGTTCTACCTTCGATATTTATGAAGTTTTTATGTGTCATGCTAACGCAATCACTCTCATATCTTTGACTAGTGGGACTACCGCAGTATTCACAGGAGCTCCGTCAGCATACAAACAAACTTTGATTGCAAATCGACCCATTGGTTCTGCTAAATCTTCGTCCAGTGTGTATTCGACTTGACGATATCCATCCAAGTTTTCTGTATAATTTGGAGTCAGTTTTAGGTATTCGGCATTTTCGAATGGAGTGTCATCTCCTTCTGCTTGTTGTTTCACGAATACTTGTATATCAGAACCAGTTGGTTTATATTGATTCAGAATAACTTTGACATTCGAAGAACCAAAACCAGATTCGAGGTTTACTTGTCGAGTGATATATCTTGCTCTTGGCACGGACCCACTTAATATCGGAGGAGCCTTCGCGTCAAGTTCTCCGTTATATCCTTGACCACCTCTAGATGTGTCCTTATTTCCTTCGATTCTATTTTCTACACACACCAAAGAAGCTCTATTCAAATCAAAGACGGGAGAAACATCAGAACTTTCTCCGATTATATAAGCATTTAGAATCAAGGTGTTGTTGGTATCCGCATTTGCAAGATTTACCTTCTTAGATTCACGAAGAGAAACTGTTTCGTTCACTGTTACAGGATATTCCGTACTGGAAGCAGAAACATTGAGTGCGCTGTTTGGAGTAAATCGCATTTTGAGTTCGTAGCGTGAACTTGGCCAGTTGATTACTCCTGCATTCAGATTGAACGAGTCTATCTTTACTGATCCTGTGTAGTTATCAGAACCCTTTCTTTCCTTGAGGGTCAGAGTATTGAGTCCAGAAGAATCGAACACACATTTCTCGATCTTGAACATGAGATCGGCGTTCTTGTCAGCCGCCCATGTTCCAGCGTTTTGTGATCGATAAAGAACACCTGTGTTTGGTTGTTCCGTTACTGGAATTTCTGTACCGATTTGGTTCTCACCCATGATTGAAATGTATGTTTCGTATTCATCACTGTTTGAGAGAAGAACAATAGAGTGTTCTCCTGGCAGAAGATGAACAGGTGAAGAGAAAGTGAATGTTGTTGCACTTCCAATATCAGCAACATCAGGTGTTTCACTTACATTAACTTCCGAAGCCTTTTTCACGGCTTCTGCGAAAGGATACACTGTATTGCTGTTTGGATATCCATTGATCGTAGGACGAAGTTGGAGAGTGACAGGAAGGGTTGATGACTTCTTCTTGAAGTAAACTGATACGCTCCTGACATACACACCTTCAGGGTAAAGAGATTCCATGATCTTGAATGTTTGAGCAAGAGGATCTCTTGCAATTCTTGACCCTTCAGTTGTTAGAATTCTATCTTCATTTACGCCGTTTCTTACGATATGAGGCAAACGAGTTGCGATTGAGGTCAAATCGTCAGAGTCTACGATTCCTTGTGCAGAGTAAATAGTTTCTGCGGCTGTCTTTGTAGAAGATACTGCATTTGAAGGACTATCGGTTAGTCTCAGTAATTTCTTTCCTGTTCGGAATTGACCAGCGGGAATTGTAAACTTAAGTTGAACAGACTTATTGATATCACCATTTGAATCTGTGATTAGTGGTTCGTCAATCAGTCTTACAGTCTGAGAAGACTTGACAAAGGTACAATGTTCACTTACATCAACACCATCAAAGAAAACATAAACCCTTGTGTTGGGTCGCATGTTTGTAGCTGTCACGTTTACCGTTCTTGAACGAACGAATGGAATGATACTCGTATCAACTATTCTGTTTCCGACTTTGTTTAGAACTCTGTCAGGAACTGCTTTGTTTGTAATTCCGTTTCGATCTTTCTGAACAGTTGTTTTTGTTACTCTCTTGGATTTGTCCTTGCTTGGCAGTTTTGCCTTATCGATTCTTGATTCGACACCAGACCAAGACGACTGCCAATCGTTCCACTTAGTTCCGAATGCTTTGGATCCTAAGTTCTCCCAAGCATCGTTTTCGCCTTCGACGTTGATTAGAACATCTGGATTTTGGTTCAGATCGTACCAGTTATCGAGAGGTGGATCGAGAACAACTTGACCCAACCAGTTCAGTGCTCCGAATGTATTCAAGTTTGCAGTATTGGTTGCAAGTGGTTGAGTGATCAGAGTTTCGGTTGTAAACGGCAACATGACTAGATTGTCTGTTGTCTTATGCAAACTGTTGAGGGTGAGAACATCAAAGTCAACATTTCTTGAGGAGAATGGTGGGTGCAATTCTTGATTCTCAAAATCGATCGAGATATTGTAATCTGGATTTTGAACATCACCAATATCGTGACCAGTGAATTGATCTACAATAATTCCATTCTTGAATCTATCGTTACCATTCGCATCTTTCACAAACAAGGCTTCTGTTTCTCGTTCGAGAGATGAAAGGGTACTGAAGTATTCAATCTCTTCGATTCTCTTCTCCAACTTACCAATATCCCTCATTGTGAATCGTTTGTTCTCTATGAACTTGGAAACGACATCCTTTGGATTATATGTGTAAGCAGGAATATAGAATTTGTAGAGTTCCATCGCATCAACTACATCGTCTGGTGATTTCGGATCAAGAGCCGGAACACCCTTAATGATCTTAAAGTTTTTATCTCTTGTAACCACCAACCGGTCAATTCGAGGCAGGTAGTATGAGTATGATATATTGAATGCTTGACCACTTGCTGGTAGGAAAACATCGGTGAAGTTTGTACCGTTAAACGATGGCCTGAAGTCTACTACCTTATTCAGACGAGTAACTTCTCCTGAATTTGGAGAAACATAAACTGGAATATCATCGAATGTGAATTTCAACTCGTCAGATTGTTGAGGAGTTTCGTTAATATACGATTCGGCAACGAAAGGACCAACTCCACTGTGTTCAAAGTAACGATATGTCACTTCTACTGGTGTTACAAAATTAGCATTTCCAAATGATACATCTGTTGTTGAACCAAAATCAGAAAGACCATTGTTGATTAGATATAGTCTACCTCTTGTGTACAGATTATCTCTCTGGCCATTGTCAAGAGTGAATTTGTCGTAAACATCTGCGGTAAGTCCCACACCATTATCATAAGCATCGATGAAACTATAGATATCATTATTTGACAACTCGAAGTATTTTTGTCCATCCTTGGTTGTTTTAATATCACCAGAAGCAAATGTTTCTGTGAATTCTTTCAGTTTCTTGAATCGAATTGGACTTGATTGAATATTTTCGCCTGGGTTAACATCCAGAGAAGCAATCAAGGAGAATCGAGTTGTTGTTGGGAATGTTCCAGTACCACCGCCTTGATTTTTGGTGATGGTAAGTTTTCCAAAATCACCAAAATCTGTATTGTTGGTTCGAAGAGTGAACGCATCAGAAAGAAGATCCATGATCTTTCCGTCGTTGTCTATCATGATGTAATTGTTCAGGTCAACACCGTCAACCACACCACCAGAACTTCCTCCGCCCACAAATCTAAGAAGAGAATTTCCACTCGAAATCGACGTTTCTGTATTTACACCAAAGTCTATTGTAAATTCTTTAATCGCTCTGTAGTCCATAGAATTTATAGACTTCACAACATCACCGACAGGAACCTCAAACATTAATGAAGTTTTATCTGGGTTATAAACTCTACCAAGATAATTTGGATGTATATCGAAAAGTTTGCCGCCAAATGTGTTGTCGGGACCAACTGCATCAGAATTCTTAGCGTATCCATAGTAGACACTCTTTGTTTCACTCAAGAAGAAACTCTTATTTTCTCTCTTGTTGAACATATTTACATCAAAGAAAGATACTATGTGTGCATCGTTTGACAGTTCACGGATCTGTCTAATTCTTGCGTTACCTATTGTTACTGGCACGTTTTTGTAGTATTGGTCTGAAGAATTTCCACCTGTTCCCAGATGACCACTAAAGAATGATTTACTTAATCCATACGCACTTGTGTTTGTTGTAATCCTACCAGTAGGACTCTTAACATAAACCCCGTTTGAAACAGTACCTTCCAATATTCCAGAGGCATTAAATCCAACTTCAAATGTTGGACCCGGATTGGTCTTTATAAGAAGAACAGTGTCTTGAGTGTCACCAGAATTTCCTAAATCCCTAGCAGAAAAGGATTCAACCACACCAGTTGCATACCCAGTTGGAGTTCCACCCGGTACAGCTTGAACAACAGATTCGCCGACGGTATAGTAACGGCCTGGGACAAAATTACTCTTGGACTGTAACAACTGAGAAGCGGTTTCGCCTTCGATATAACTTCCAAACCCTACAAAGTTTTTCGTTGTTACATTATATGTGTCCTTGAGATCGACTATCGCTGAAAAGTCTGAAAGAACGGTAGAGTTCGAAGCAATTCCATTTGCACCATAAGCAACAAACTTATTGTCGCATGTGTGATCGTATAGACCAAAGATGTAACCTAAATCTCTTTGGAATCCTTGGAATCCATCACACAGTGATGTGATTAATTTGTTCTGACTTGGATCCCAACTTACAACCACGCCCTTGTTGATTATATCCGCGTTATTGATATAATCATCATAAGACAAAACTGTGTCAACCCAGTCATTATATGTGAACTGAAGAACATATTGTCCATGCTTGTAATTGTCAGAAACATATCCGTCTTCTACAATTCCTTCTACCGTCTTCCCAGATATTGCAGGTGAACCCGGATTAAAATCTGAATTGGGAATACCATCGATCACATCATCTTGCATCAGATTCAAATAACCGTTTTGTAAAATTCCGTTATCGTCCGCATCGAAAATAATTTCTTGAACGTCAAGAGTTTGATCTGTTCCATCAATTGCTCCATACGTCAATACATAATCGATTGTTTCCCCACCGTTTTCTGGAATTTCAGTTGAAACACTGTCAATAAACCCAACAAATTTATTAGGGCATGATGTTTTGAATGATGTCGGAATGATTCCGGGATATGAAGACGAATTAAACCCGCATGTTGGTAAGAATGGAACATCTCCAGATACGAGCTCAATGTAAACTACAGGTCCAGAAGAAGTCAATACCCATGCGAGAACTTCACCGATTGCTTCTTGGAGATCATTTGGATTTGTATACAAACCTCCAGCTATTTCAAATCCACCAGCTGAGGCATCGTTCGTAACACCATATTGGAATTGTCTGACGACTTCACCAACAGCAAAGTTTAATGTTTCGTTGTATGGTACACTATCGTTTTGATATCCATCCCCCACTCGAATCGCATAAACGCTTTTGTTCACGATGCTTCGAATACTAGATCCGTAAGCATTTGGGGTACAATTCTGAGTGGTTCCAGAGATACCAGCCCATCCCTGTTGAATAACATTTCCGGCCTTGGAAAATCCGCCAGGACCAGCAGACTGAATTATCAATGAACTATTTCTTCTATTCGCAACAGTTCCTGCTGGAATCCATCTTCTTGCAATACCAGCTGATCTAAGATATGCACTTGGACCAACACCTTCACCCACGCTTTGATCTATGTTTCCTAAGAAAATCTGTCGAAGGGCAGCACAGGTAGCTCCTTGTTCTGCGACCTCACCCATAAAATCACCATAAATCTGGTTATAACCAGCATCAGCAGCATGATCTAGTCCCCTAAAGGTTGAATACCTAGCGGTACTTCTATAACCTTCACTAAAAACTATTTTCTGCAAATACCTGTCGAGTTTTTCATTTGGAGCAAAATCAACACCTTGACCAATCGTAGAATATCCGCCATCAGTGGCTACTGTTGGTAAGTAATATGCTCCAGAGTTTTGACCAACTACCAGAGAATCGGATGAGGATGCAAGAGTTGCTGAAGAAAAATTACTAAGAACCAAAGCGCTATCGTAGTTTGCATTGTGTTCGGTGGCAAAAAGAGGAGCCCAGTAATTGATCTTTGCTCTAGCAGATTCATTTGCTCTATATGGAATATTGATTTGAACATAATCTGATTTCAAATCAACCTGCGGGAAATTGTTGTAACTAAATGGACCAGCAGCTCCGAGAATTGTTGTTGTATTGTCAAACGGATAGTTGTCAAATCTGTTTCCTGAATATTTGATAGCTTCATCGTTTGCAGGGAGGTAATCGGTTTCTGCAATCATCGCATTACCAACAATAGCATTTAGATCGATTCCTTGGAGAGAATCATCTGTTCTTGCTCTATCTGTTTCGATGTTGGTTGGGGATTGTGTTTCGAACTCGTAACCGAAAACATATGCTTTGCCTGGGTTAATGGAAACCGCTAGTTTATCAGCCGTTCCTCCTTGCTCTGTAGAATATACACCAGTCGCATCTGGAAGGAATTGTACCTTGGTCATCACACCACCCGCTGCAGGAGAAACTCCAGTTTCAACTATGGTGTCTTGTTCATCGAACCGACCAGTTTGCATGTCAACAATGAGTCGTTGGGCTGTTGCACCGACATAGTTTGTTCGATCAAGAACATCAAGAACTTCTGCGGTAGAACCAGAACCAAAGATAATGTCACCCTGAGAGAATATTTCACTTATCGATGTAAGTGTAACATCAACTTGATATTTGTCAGTTCTAAGATGATTCAATACACTTGCATTAAAAGGTCTTACCGTATAATTTCCAGACTCATCATATGTTCGTCTTGCAAGAGTATCTTCTAAACCTGAAAGTTCTGTTCTGTTGTATCGTCTGGTAACAATTCCATTTTCGACTCGAAGGACATCGACAAAATCTTCATCAATAAATTCACTTGGGGTGTTTGTTGTTATGTTCAATACTTTGGAAGTGAACACTGGATCAACTTGATACCGATCCGCACCAGGCGCCGAATAGTTATAAGATCCGCGAGATGGGTCTGTTAGTGTAGCATCATCGAACGCATCAATAACTTGTTTGTTAATCTGAAGACCAACTCTGTTGGTTGGGTACTGGTATAATCGAACGCCATCGGGAGCTCCAGACTCGAACCCAATTTCTAACGCTGATGGTTTTTCAATTTCATTTTCTTCAGAAAGTCTGTATGGGATTGCAGTCTGTGGATTTATATAAACGAAGAATCCATCAACATAAAATATACCAGAGTCAATAGAGCATGCCAGTGCATCGCCTGTCGCAGCAATCAGATCATTTTCATTTTCTTTCACATTGAATGATATATCTTGATTTTCACTGTATACTTCATCGTTGATCGTGAAGAAATCTCCAGCTGTACCACCACCACTTAGATACTGCAAAAATAATACTGGGAATGTATCTGATCCAGATGATAAACCAGTTTCCGCCTTGATTACCTTTGCACGAAGATTTGCCTTGTCTCCGGTTCCAGTTACAACATCACCAACGATTGCAGAAACATTCGCATCAGATAGACTTTGAGCTCTGACGAAAGATATGCTTTTTTCTGTAAGACCAGATCCGTAAACAGGAGTTCCATTTTTAAATACAAAGTTTCCAAATCTTTCGATTTGTGTTTGTAAGACCGTTTGGAGTTGAGTAAGTTCTCTAGCTTGAACAGCAAATCCAGGCTTGAACAAAATTTTCAGATAATTTTTAGTACCATCGAAATCGTCGTAGTATGGATCACCTGATGTCAGGTCTGGATCGTATGAAGGCATATTTATCTCGCTCCTTAGAAGTCAATGACGAGTTTGATTTCTTCGTCTTGATCTGAGTTTCTTTGTACAGGTCTTACATTCTCTATGTATAACACTTGTCCGGTGTATGGTAAAAATTCGGGTTCTAAACCTGAAATGTATGAGGATGTAAATCCAGAAAGATTTAAAACATCCCCTCCTGTTAATGACCCAGAAACTGAAGTCACATAAAAATCTACCGTACTTCCATCAACACCAGAGGTAACTCCATCAGTATAATTCATACTCACGATTGTAGAGTTGAAAACACCATTTTCCTTCTTCAATGGTTGATCCAATAAACTTGGAGTTAACTGGAATGTTGGATCTGAAAAGAACGATGTAATCTTTTTGGTGAGACGATGTGATTCATCAACTGTGACTGGTTCTTTGGTTATCTTAGTGATAACTGAAACCGGTGTATTTGATATGCTATAGTTTCCATTTGAGGAGACACTAAAACCAAAAACTGGTTCACCGTCCAACTGGGTTCCTAGTGCTACTCTTGGAGGAATAAAATCTCCAACAACATTTCGAAGAGTTAAAGTTCCTCGTTCCCCGTCAGATTCTGATCTCCATGATACTACCTTTCCTGTAGAACCAGAATCAAGACCATATACCAGAGATCCTTCTGGGTAAGATTGATTCACAAAAGATTTGTTGGTTACGACCGAATCAATAAATCCACCAAAAGGTCCAGCACTTCCTCCTGTATAGGCGGTTCCTGTTGTTTCGCCATAAAAGATTCTACCAGATGTTGTTGAAATCTCTTCAGGTGTACAACTTCTAAATTTTCCATTATCAACCGATAGTGTGAGTTGTCCAGCGACTCCTCCTATCCATTTCAAAACTGTTCCCCGTGCTTGATTAAGGCTATATTCTCCCTGATGGACTTTTTGACCTATAGTGAAGGCACTTTGTGAGTGTTGTAATGTGCTAGCCATATCAATCAAAACGGTATTCAGATCATTTCTCACATTCAATATTGTATAGTCTGGTGTCTTTGAACCCGCAACAGAACCTTCGACCACATCTGAAGTCCATCCTGAATTGTGAGGGTTTTTTATAATAGAGAATTGTCTAAAATCATTTTGAACATCAAAAGCTCCTGATTCTGAACCTTTGAGAAGAACTCGAATCATTACTTTATTTGCACCCAATTCTTCCACCGCATTTGATCCATGACCACCTAGCGGAGAAGCAAATGCGTCAGCATTGAACCCTGCACCGGAATTTAATCCCGAAGGTGTAGGGGACACCAAAACAAAAGGTTGATACACATCGGATCCGGGATCTAGTGTTCTGACTCTAGTTATCTTTTTAGATTCTAACACAGTTAATTCGTTGTCTCGTATTAAACTAGTATCAGTAGAACCAACAACATCATCAAACACAGGAGCCACGATTACATTCGTTTCTTGAGTTGAACCTGTTCCGTTTGTAATGAAAACATAAGGAACTATATTATAATACCCTTGAGTTGTTTCTGGATCAGATTCGAATCGAGACGTGTAAACAAAATCACCACTGTTTCCAATTATTTTCTTATAGTAACCAATGACACTATAATCGAAGCTTGGAACACCCGTCGATGTACCCATGTCATAATCTGTGATTGCCCAACCACGATAATAGTCTTTAGAAAAAGAATTCATTCCAGCAGCTGAGAACCTAGCGACATCATATGTCACTCCCTCGGAATTTACATAATACTCTTGATCATTTTCTATGTTTGTTATTTTGTGTTTTACGAAGAAATCTTCGACAGTCTTTCCACCTTTTAATATTCTAGCATCTTGCCAGTAACTTCCTGTCTGATTTACCCTCACATTAAATATAGCACCACCTCTTGCATTTTCTTGAACTTCTCTTTGCAAGTATTCAATGGTTCCGATTTTAGTGGTAGATCCAGCAAGAGAAACTGGGATAAATCCATCGGTTACAAAATCAAAATCACTTTCTGATAATTGATACATGAATTGCCACACATATCCGTCTGCGCCTGGTGTTTGTATGTCAGCGTATGTGTGTGTTGGTTCTACTGTGGACTGAGAACCACCATTATTATCTAAACACTTGTACACTTTGTATTGTGAGTTCATTACATAAAATGGTTGATTATCGTATGTGACGGATCTAAAAATTTCCTGAATATCAGAAAACTGCGAATACACAGCACCAGATTCCCAGTCATGTCTGTCTATTACAAGACGAACATTCTCTGAATTTATTTTCTTGGCAGCAATACAGTTTTTCCACAAGTCAACTTGTTCAGAAACCGAATCTACAACGGCAGGAGGAATATCATCATTGACCCATGCTTGAGGTCTTGAAATCATCATATAGTAAGAATCATTCTTTGATGAAAAATCATTAAGAAATGATTGAGCTGCTGATACATTAAACGAAAACTGTAGATTGGTCATTTATTTTATCCTCTTGGTATTTATATTTTTTAACTCGGTAACAATCCACCATAAGTATATTCACCATAAACGGTACTACTTATGTTTTGATTCTCATTTACCCGACTCGTTACAGATCCATAAGCTATAAAAGATTCACCGAGAGTCACTCCATATAATGTATCGAAATCGGACATATCTATTTCTAAATTGAATGTTTCTTCAGTGACTGTTGATGCAGTTGCTCCACTCGAAAAAGAATAAAAAATACTTATTTGTGGAGGAATAGATAAATCAAAATCAGTACCACCCGAAACAGTACCAGAAAACACTTTAGTTAATGGATCATAACCATAGGTGTATACAAGTGGATCCAAAGCCACAATATCAATTATAGAGGAAACAGAATCCATTCCCCAAGGGTTTGTAACTTCCCAAACCAATGATCCAGTTTCACCTGCATATGGAATAAAAACATCTGTGTTTTGAAGATTTGAACCATCTCCTAGAACATTTCCATCGTTCATGATATATGATACTTGAGATGAACTTGGTTGATTTGCAGAATACATATTATTTTGAAGTGGAGAGAATACAGTTGAATTTCCTTCAGGGTTTATATAAAGAGTAAGTCCTGAACCAAAAAAAGTTCCAATTTCCAGTTCAGGCGATATATTTGGATTAAACGAAGGAGCATCTCCGAACTTTTTCTTCATTGTTATTATATTTGATAGTTTAGACGAAGATCCAAATTCATTATCAGCAAATAATTTAGATTGTAGTTTAAAATCATAAAAAGTACTATTGTTTTGTTGATTTATTGATGGAGTATAATCTTGTAGTTGTTCCATTACATAATATTTTTTAGTAGAAGGTGCAATCTCCTCATAATCAGTTGTTTCGGACACTAGATTCAACGTAGACATGATATTTGAAGGGGGTCCAGATCCTACCGCCGAAGTCATAAACCATCCATCATCTGTTTTAATATACTTCTGAGTACCAGAGTCACCAGACCAAACAATTCTTTGTCCACCACCAAAAAGTCCGCCAGCTCCATTATTTCCGATTCCTGGCATAAATAATCCAAGACCAAGATGGTATAATTGATTTGCCATAATTGCACTACTGCTAAATCCAAACATTTTTTTCACAGCAGGAATACCATCTAGTTCTGGATCTGATGTTAAACGAAACATTCTAAAATCACCAAAAGAAAAAGTTAAATTTACTGGATTTTGAATAAAAGCTGTTTGCGATGCTACGTCATTTGCAGGTTGCCAATTTTCTATATCATATGTTATTGCTGTTCCGTCAGATTTAAAAAATACAGCTTTACCAGTGGGAAGACCAACACTTGACATACAATGACCACAGACACCAACTAATCTGTTTCCAAAATGAATATAACGAGGATGTGAACCATTAGTATATTCTAAAGGAGAAGAACCGGGTTGACCAATAGAAATTCCACCTACTCTTTTTTGATTTGGTTTTCGAAATCCAATGTCACTGTATCCCACTGATCTATATGGACAAAAATCTTGTCCATACTTATCAATCCAAAAATTTTCCAGATTAACACCTGTTACTTTTTGTCTATTAGCTGAACTTGATTCGTTCCATGTTTTATCATAAGTATAAATTTCATTATACTTTTCTCCCTGTTGGTCATCGTAGTTGTAATCATAGAAATACATTATTGATTCCTCATTCTGGTGGAAGGATATGCCACTCATTTCTCAGTGTATATGAAGTAGGACTCTCAATATCATATGTAAGACTGAATGGTTCTTCTACGAATTCGCCCGTTAGATCATACGAAATGATATTAGGAGAAGTCATTGGTTGAGTAAAAAAAAAATCATTTGATGTTTGTGTCGAATCGCATTCAAAATCACGAATAGGAGGTGAAGTTAACTTAGCAGAGCTCTTTATAAAATCACCAATCGTAATATCGCCCCAACCGGTTCCTTCTGATACATTTTTATGCCATGTATTTGGATGAGGGTGAACAATCCAAAAATCATTATTATCTGAAGGCCATCCAGGCAAAGTTGATCCAGTATATTCAAGTGAATATGATTCAACAAGATTTGTTACAAATCCACCATAATTATATGGTTCAGTTTGCACCGATAAGATATGACCACCAGAATGTCCGGGCAATCCTACTACACTTTCGACGATTCCCCCGTTGTAAAAATTTTCAGTCGATAGAAGAGCTATTACATACCCTCCAGAGTTTCCATCTGAAGAACCACCTGCTGTGTATGGGATTCCCGTGGTTTCACCAAAAACTATACACCCAGTAGTGACATCAGTTGGAACTTCACCTTCAGTTCCGGTTCTAAAGGAACCATTATCTACCCTAAGAGTCAGAGCAGCCGAAGCCGAAATCCATCCTATAACTGTTCCTCTTGCTTGATCGTCTCCAAACTCGCCTTGATGGACCTTTTCTCCCACGGTAAAGGCAGAAGGAGAGTGATTCGTTAATCCATTCCAGAACGCAATTATTGCTCTGTCGTTTCCCCCGTCCGTGTATGTTGAACCATCGGCTCCTAAAATTATCTTTTCTTCATGGTTTGTGGTAAATTCGGATAAAGGATCAGTTGAAGTTGTTGTTGTTTGGAAATCACCAGTAACTACTTCGAGTGTAAGTTGCCCGTAAGTACCACCAGTCCACCCTATAACTACTCCCTGAGCATCTCCTTGAGAAACTGTAGCACCAATCGTGAAAGCATCATCAGCGTGTGTATTTCCGCCTGTTCTGAAAGTTATAAGAGATTCAAGGACGCCACCGCCTGTGTATGCCGTTCCTCCATTTGTCACGAAAGAAATTCTATTTGTGTAGTTTGAGTTATCAGGATCGGTATCACCACTGAATTCTGCTGGAATTCCGTTTGGTGATCTTGTGAGTTGAATAGTAAGTGTTCCGTAAGTACCACCGCTCCAACCAAGAACGGTTCCTCTTGGCGGTCCATCACTGGAAGAGTTGTATTCATAAACAACATCTCCAGGCGAAAACGCATTCTCATTATGAATAGAAGCGGTATCACCTGTCCAGAATTGAATGATGCTTTTTAGGTTTCCGCCGCCTGTATATGCTTCTCCCTGAGTGAGTCCATATGCAATACACCCGAGAGTATTTCCTGTTGGTATTTGATCTGGGTCTACTCCAGTTACAAATTCACCATTAAGGACTTCAACCGTAAGAGTGCCAGGAGTGCTCGCAAGAGGATTTCCTCTCCACTTCAGAACTCTACCTCTTGCCTGATTTGGACCATCTTCTCCTTGATGTACAAATTCTCCAACAGAAAAAGCATTATTTTGATGATTATAAAAACCAGTATTATCATTTTGTTCTTGATAGAAATTTATAATCGCTTTGTTGATTCTCTTTCGTGCAAAGAATTCTAAAGTGGCTCCTTGACCACCGAATCTATTAAAGTTTTGGACATTCCACCCAGAAGAAATACCATCACCGAGTAATGACCTCGCACTTTCTTCGTCTGCAATCGTATACCCAGTTGTTCCATCATATCCAAAAGGAAAATAATCAAAATAGAAAGGAGGATCTTGATTAGAACCTTGCAATCCTTCTGTCGAAACACCTCGAAGGTCAAAGTCTGAAGGAAGAATACCAAACGCTCCAACTTCAGTTGTAGCACCATCTTCGAGTGTTGCAATACTATACGGGAAATAATTAGCAAAGAATGGTTCTTGAACACAGAACAATCCAAAACCAGCAGCATCCAATGGTATTTGGTGGTTTCTATAAACAAAATAATCACCAAGTAACAATTTTCCTGCGGGGTGAACAAGATCCCGTAGGGTATTCTTATATTCATTTAGGTTGGCTTCTGTTCGAACAACATAAGAATGTTTTTGATATCTAAAGTTATCTTGTAGTTTCTCGGTGGATGAAAGCTGTCCGTCATTATTTTGATAAACGCCTGGTTTTTTGACAAGGGGTGAAGTATAAATTTCGAAACCACTCGCACCAGTTCCTGTCTGACTAGTCACATCGAAAGTATAATGAAGCAAAAGGTTGTTAATTGGAAAGTAAAACAGACCCGGATCATCAATTCGAATCGATCGAATACCTCCGTTTTTGTCTAAAGACTGAACAGAAGCCTTCGCAGATACACCAGAATAACCAGAGGTTGTTGAAATTACTATCGTATCGTCGAGAGAATAATTAGAACCCTTGGAAGAAACCGTGATTTTATCCACCATACTAATCAAAGAAATGTTTATATTCTCACCCTGATTAGTTTTTGCTCTCATCGTGCCTGGATAAACAACATTACCAATTATTTCTATCAAATCAAATTCTATTATCTGTTTGCCATTCCTACTGAATTGCTTTAGGTCTTTGATTCTAGCAGACCCAGTTGAATTACCATTTGAATCATAAAAAGATATTCTAAGATTTCTGAGAGTAGAATTTCTGGCAGGGTTTGTGTCTAGACATCGAATAATATTCGGTTGATCCCATCTACCTCCAGATGCAACAAAGATATCCTCGGATGGAACATATATTTCAGAGTAAACATCAAAAAGCAATCTAACCAAAAACTTTATAGAATCTTTTGTTCCTTTTGCTTGATAAAAATCACGAATCTTTTTCAGTGTGATCCGTACATCAAGTTCATCACCTTTACTTGATTTATTTTTTTCTGGGAACTTTGGAAAGATATAAGATTTAAAATAATCAACAAAATCATTTACAGTAGTATCTAAATCTACCAAACCATTCAAACTTAATGGTGCAAAATAAGCATTATCCTGTGATTCTAACCACTTGTAATATTCTTCGACAAATGTAACAAACTTTGGATATTGCTCAACAACAAAATCCGGCAGATTTTCTGGAACTGATGTTGAGATTTTATTTCGATTATAGTTAGTCATTTAAACCTCAAGCTGGTATGTCGTCTGATAATTTTATAGTAATGTTCACTGAAGTTGGATCGTTTTCGTCGATCGAGAGTATTTGATTTCTTACAACTTCTATGTCGTTAGTTTTAGATGAAGCATATATTCTTATGTAAGAATCATTTGGAATACTTTCTACTTTCAGTTGTTTGATAACAACTGTTCCTTTATCATAATTAATCGTGCCAATATTTGATTGACTTACAACTTGGTTTCCTCGACCATCAATATAGTACAACTGTACGATTCCCGATCCATTATCTTTGAGATAGGATCGAACACCATTTGCAACAAACACATTACTTTCTATACTCGAACCAGATGATTTCTTTTGAATGCCGCCTGGGAAAACTACGTCATAGTCCTTTTTAATATTCAAGAAAGAAGATGGGTCTATTCGTTTTTCCATTCCGGTTGAAAGATTCACCGACACGATTGAAGGTTCTGATTCTATTGTGTCTCGAATAACTGTAGACCCTCTAAAACTTGAACCAAAATCCTCAAGTGCATTGTCTGTGTATTCTTGTATCAGATTTCTGATAATAGATTTGACCGCATCGGATGAAAGAGAAGTATATTCGTCATTGTATAAGACATCAAGATTCAGTCGAACATATGTGTAATCAACAGGAATAAACTCTGGAATGATTCCAACTATGTTTTTCTTCTTTATGATATTACGAATAATTCCTTCTTTTTCCTGAATAGACAACGGTACTGAAGTTTTTGTATTTGCTACAACAAAAACCTTTCCATACTGAGGTGGAACTGCGTCTTCCCCACCATAAACAAGCAGAGATTTTATTTGAGGAAACTGTCTAAGAATTTCTGTTCTATAATCCTGTGGAGTAACAAGCCTGTTTTGTGATTGAAAATAAAGTGGTCCTACTTTCTTCGCAAATGCAGAAGTTTCTTTCTTTGCTCCACCTGTGGCTTTTTCCTGAACAACAACTTCATATCCAACACCTTCAGATGATAATGAAAATGTTCTATTCCCTGATCGGTCATTTTTTCCGATTTCGTTTGCTTCATCGCCCTTCGAAACCAAATATTCAATCGAAATGACATCACCCACATTTGGTCTTTTTCCAAATACATCATCACCAAACTCTATCTCATAATATCCATCAAAACTTCGTTGGATGAAGTATACTTTACTTTCTCCGTCGAGTGTCAACTGCGAATCTGATCTTTTCCATTCGTTTGAGATTGAATTATTATCTTCTTCAGAATCTTTGATATAAACTCTAAGATAACGATTGTCACTAAACGCATTAGGAATTTTATATCTTCTAGAAACCAAGTTATCAAAAATATAATCAGTGGAGAAGAATGTTCCTTGCACTATCTCTACATCTTTTGCCACCCATTCGGTTGCATTTCCATTTGCATCGAACGAACAGGGAACAAATTGAGCTGACTTTGGATTTGTAAAATTGTAAGTAGTAGAATCAACAGTCGTGGTGAATATTTTTTTCTCTGGTAAAATTGCATTGTTAAATGGTTTCGTCTGACCAGTGACATCACTATAATAAATAGTAACTTTTGCTTTGGAAGACAGAGTTGACTGGGGAAGATAATTTAAGAGTTTCAACAAAGAAAATATAGAATCAGGCCTTGTAGCGCTGTCAATAAACGATTCCGAAATTACCATATTATTATAGAATGCTTGATAATGAGTATTGTATGCTAAAATATCCAAAAGAATATTTAAACCAGAACCTTCGAAGTTGTAATCACTAAAAACATCTTGAGATTGTAAGTATGATTTTAAATTGTTCTTGATATCATCAAACTCAAGACTGTCAATTGGTAGTGAAGTGTTTTTAGACATTATCGTATTCTCTCTAATGATACGGTGGTTAATTCTACGACATCACCAATTCCAATAGAAAAATATATTCTCAAATCTAATGAATTTTTTTCTGGGTTGGATATTGTTTTGATGTCTCTGATTCTCACTCTTGGTTCATAGTTTGTTATGAGTTTTTCCAATCGTTCTCGAATGTCAACTTCGATGAAGGGACTTTCCAGTTCGAATAATAGGTTGGTTATATTACCTGCAATTTCTGGATGAAATGGTTTTTCATAAGCATTCATGAGGACAATATTTTGTAGTGATTTTTTCACCGCATTCACGCCAGTTAATTTTGACACATCTCCCGAAACAGGATGAGCAGAAAAATTTAAATCTAAATCTGTTGATGTAAATCTATTCGGCATGGTATTCTCCCACTCTATGTATGACTATTTTAGAAACCAAAATTAGGAAGTTGTGGTAGAGATGCTGGATTCGAAACAGCTTCCACAATCTTACACGGATCACACATGTTTAGTATTTCAGATAAGAATCTGAATAATTCATTAACAGCAGACTGAACGATGTTTCGAATAGTCGCAAGAACTGTACTGATCTGAGCAGCTCTTGCATTCATATAAGCACTGGTAGCAGCAATTTGTTCTCTTATATTTGATGTCAAAAGATTGGCTTGGGTTGTTAAATTTTGACCAGTAAAATAAGATGTGAAACAATTCAATATACGAATAATACACCTACCCAAAAACCCTGTTGCTAAATTTGCAAGGTCAACAAACGCATATGCAAACGAACCAACTTCAGTAGCAAATAACTGAAAACCATTGACAACATTGGTAATCGTAGCAATAGGATCAAAAAATTCAAAACCGCAAAGAGAAGATTTTACTGGTGTGAAATTACAGGAAGGTATGCCTGGAAACGGAGGAATGTTTATGTCGCCAGGAAAATCACAGAATTGGCATCCAGTAACAAGTCTACATGTACCAACCTTCAAAGTTGGAGAGTTTGCTATTGGATTTTCCCAATCTAGTACCGGACTGTTAAACTCAAATCCATCAAAAATATCTTCACATGGTTCCGATATATTTTCTATGGTCTTACCTAGAGAACTGTTCTTTAGTTGATCGGTGACATAATCATTGATCTCTTTTTCTCTTTCTGCCATTTGGTCTATAATATTAGTAAGACCCTTTTCAATGTCATCAAATACGACACCAACTTGTTCATTTAATGACTTTGCATCCTCTTCAGTATAGTAGAGTCCGGGTTGTACTTTTCCGAATCTTACACTGATATCTTTCACCGCCGATGAAACATATTTCACCGCGTCCAAAGGTCTATCGATCTTTGATATTGATATTTTTCCCTGTTGGATTAAATCGTTTATACTTGAACTTGGACCAACTGCAATTTGTTCAAGAGTATTGGTAGACAGGACATCATCTCTACATCCTAAATCAATTGTTCTATCTGGTACATTGTTCTGGCAATCTTTGCAAGACATTTCATACTCCTCAATTTAACTTGATGACCTGACCTGATATACTTGTCAATCCTGTTGATTTCATGTTGGTGGCACCACTCGAATCTATGTTTATTTGAGATGCACTGAAACTAGAAAGTCCGCTAGACTTGCACAACATTGATGTGGAATTTAAGAAGAGTGAGTTTGAAACCTTCAGGGTTCCATCACTTTCACTTGTAAAACTAAAAAGTTTACATCTGGTGTTGTGAGCATTTCCTGTGAAATTTGTGTAACTCAAATCAATTGTTTCATTTAAGTTCAAACAGTTGATATTAATATCATTGTTTGTCCCCATATACATGTTAAGATTCGATACGAATCTACTTTCTCCGTTTGAGTTTAGACGAAGATTCGAAGCCGAAGTTATATCAATATTGTTTCTGGAAACGGCTATGATGTCACCTCTGTTGGTTCCTAATTCAATTGAACCTTCGTTCGATAATAGACTAACCGATTGTTCAGAAACTACCTCAGTGATTCCAGTTGCCGTAGTGGTAATGTTGCCGTTAATATAACCTGTCGGTGATGTCACATCAGGTTTTCCAAGAGCGGTTAAGTTTATGTTACCACCGACTGTTTGTATCTTAACTCCTCTTGGACTATCCAGAACTATTTCACTCTCGCAATATCTCTTTTGACCACCAATGACATGCTCTGTGAGGTTATAACACTCGCTCGTGGAGTCACCATGAATCTTAGTTACTTCACTTCCTTCTATGTTGATTGTTCTGTCACCATTCACATGAGTTGAATAATTCCCACCAATGGTTTCTTTTACACTACCATTAATCTGTCTTTCTACATTCCCATTGATGAATTCATAAACATCACCTTCAATTGTCACATACAAGTTTCCGCCATGTGAATTTCCTTCGTCATCCAGCTGAATCTTTTTGATATTTACATAGTTATCACCAAGGGTAAACTCATAGTTATCCTTTACAACCTTTTGAACTCTTGTGCCTTTAGGGAATACTTCTGTGAAAGTACCGGAAGAATGATATTCATGAATTCTTTCTTTGCCTGGAGTGTCATCCATTTCATAAACATGACCAGACTCGGTAACAACTACATGGTTGTATGGATATTTTGCATCATATTTTGTCGGCGGTTCACTAAAGAAACCAAGTCCGTTTGCAACAGGAACAGACTTTATTCTATTGTCTAATTTATCTTGAACCAATGGAGGAAGTTTATCTTCTTTTTGTTCTGAACCTTCCCAATCTGTCCATCTGTATCTCGCAAGACGGGTAACATCCGATTCTGCCAATCCATGTTTTTCTGAATCCTTTGGATACTTTTCACCCGGATCTTGAAATCCGGACTCTTCTGAATTACCCACATCAGGCCTAGTCTGTGGAATACCAGGCACAGTTCCCATCATGACAGGGTACTGAGCGTTTTCTCCATCTCGAAAGAAACCAAAGACATGAGTACCCTCTACAGGACCAACTGGGGTTTCACCTATTCCACTTATTGAAGCAGAGTTTAATGGAGAAATTGGGTGGGACCAAGGTAAATCTTGAGTTGGTACTTTGTTTTTATCTGACGGGTGTATTCCGAAAATTCTTACTCGGCATCGCCCAAGTCTCTCTGGGTCCATTCGATCTTCAACCACACCCATCCACCATACGAAATTATTTTGATATCCAGTTAAATCTAACATTATATTGGGTTCCCGTCTCGTACTAACACCATTCTATTTAAACATTTTCCTTGTCCAGGCGGATTTGCCTCTGGATACTCAAACACTCGTTCGAGTCCAAATATCAAATACTTACCTCCCATTTCTGTACCATCTTCGTCATGCTGAAAGGGAGAGTTGTCCGAATCATAATCTTTGATGAAGTTGGAGAACATTACAGTTTCTCCAATTCTTCTTTGCGTGTCACCAGCCGTTTCGATTACTACAGCATTTGCAATCGAAATTTCTTTTTGTGAAATATGATCTTGATACCATTGTTCTGTCCGGTCAACCCCGACTTCTGATTCAGCTTTGTCGAATCTAAACTTGGCCTTTGGAAAAAGAAAAACTGAACTCGTTGGTGAGTTATATGTTTCATTTGTTTCGATCATTGGTGATGATGTTATGAATTTTTTAAGATTTGGAAGAGATGGTTCTGGCCCATCGTCTTTATACACATAATCATTTTTAGTATATTTTTTTGTAGTAATATCATAAAAGAATGCTCGACTTGACAATGATCCATTTATCGAATTCTGTAAAAAATCATATTCCATAACAATCGGATCAGAGACAGTCATTCTAGCTTTGTCAAAATAATCGTTAGAAAGATTGGACTGTTGTGCAACATCAAAATTTGAAACATATCCACTTGCATTTTTTGAATCTAAACCAACAGAAGGTTCTTGTCCACATAATGTTCTAAAATTTTCAAAGACTGTTTCTATTTTTCCATCAGTTGAAAATCTCTGAAAGAAGTAAAAATTTTTACTTTCATCCGCTTCGCAACCACTCATCAACCAGTTGATTGTCTTTGATGGATTCCAGTTAGGTACAACACAGAAAAAGTCTGCATGATCAGTATCAGCATTTCCAGTCAAATTTGATTCAGACTTCATATTGTTTTCATAGATTTCTTTAATAATATCACTTCTTTTTTTATTCTTGAAAGATTTTTGTATTCTTTCTCTTTTATCTTTTACTGATTCCTTTGATATGAAATTTAGTTTATAAGTATCCAATATTGAGTTGCCAGGAGTATCAATTTTGGAAACTTTATTCACAACGAATACATCCTGTATAGATTCATCATTATCAATGTAACTTGTTTTTGATATTGATTTTACAGATTTTATTTTTATTGATAATACATCCTGAATTCCTACTCTGATTCCAAGAGATCCAAAGTAACCTTTTGGTACAGTGAATTCTATAGTTCCACTCATGAACATCTGATTCATACTTTCGTGAAATGTCACTTTATTAACAAAATCTATAAGATCGATGGGTTGAATACCTTCGTCTTTCTGACAAATTAGGTAAATGCTTTCTGTTACTGACCTATAGATATCTACATCAAAATTCATCTTAGATTCAACTCTCGTAATTTAAGATTCATAGCAGAAATAACTGAACGATTTGGAATTTTAATAAGTCTATTGTTATCGTTCAATGCCTTTTCATATTGATCTATTGAAACGATATTGATATTTTGGTTTGTGATAGCCAAACTATCTTTACTCACATACAAGTCTATCAGTTTGGTGGTCCCTATTTTTTCATATGGGTTTCTTATGATTTTATCATCGTCGATGAAGTACCAAAGACTGTCTCGGACAACATCAAATTTTCTTCCGATGAACATCTTTTTGTTTCCATTGACATCCGTGATATAATCACCAGCAGAAAGAGTAAATGAATCAACTCCATCTATCTTCATGTGACCAACGGTTCTGTCATATTCATACAGAACTCCATTACCGATAGGATCACCGCCTGATTCATAAACATACACCTGTTGACCTACAACATATGATGCGTTTTCTGTTTTGGTATTCACGGAAACAGAATCCAAATCTGTTATTTCATTGTTCGTTACAAATAAAGAAATGCCCTTGTATTTTGCATTCATTCTTCTGATCAGTTTGTCCTCAGTAACAGGCCAATCATAGAATGGATTTATAATTTCATTGAATAAAAGAATTGACCACTGGAGTTTAGCGTCACCGTATAATTTAAATGCCAGACTTTGCGGTGTCTGACTCTCGTTTATATACAGTAATTCATATTGATTTGAATCTAACAACTCTTTGACTACGATATTTCTTCTAAGAATATCTACTGCTTTTTTTGATATTCTTTTAGTGTATTCGTAATCTGTTTTTGGAAATGTCTTAAAGTAAGTCATTATTCATTTCCTCCTGCGGCATCGAGAACAACATTACCGAAAGCATTTCCTTGTGCAGCTACTGTACCGAGAGCTTCGTATGCAACATCAGAAATGGTTCGCGAATCACCGAAGTTAGATGTCATGTTGAGGAGTTCTCCGTCCGTGCCAAATTCTGCACTCTTCAATGCACCTCTTGACAATGGACTTATTTCTGTAAAGTTCAAACTGATGGACTTGTTTGCTTGATACCCACCAGGCATATAAGCAGGGGCTCCAGCGTTGTGATAATTCACTTCCATCGATGTTAGAAAACAATACCATGTCCTAAATAACTTTTTATTGAGTTCATCCCCAGAAAACAGAAAGTCTATTTGGAATTTTGCTGGGTTAAAATAGAAAAAGCCTGCGGCACCGCCAAGACTAGCTTCTGTCCCTGCGTCTGTTGGTGGGTGCATCGCGACCTTCAATACTTGAATTATAGACTCGATCATTTGTGCTTCTTTTTCGTTTTGAGGGACCATCTCAAATCTAAAAGAAAAAGTTCTGTTGTTTGGTTTATTGACGGTAAGTTGTCCTGCTCTATTGACACTTGCACCTAACTTTCCTCTTACAAATTTACCGGGATCACTATCTAAAAACAAAGCACCTGCCCCGGCGACACTATTTGTCATCAAATCCAAAGCAGCTTGAGTTCCAACTGTAGTGATGCTAGTTTTACCTTCTGCAAACTGATTAACGACTTCTGCACCGGTCTTCTGAAAAATTCTACCGAGAAGTCCAACTTCAATATCATCAAAATTCACACCATAGTTGTTTGATAACGCAACAGGAACAGGAAGAACAATGGTTGTAGTTGGATCACCTTCTAATGAGGTTTGATCCCAAATTCTAAAACGAATTTTTGATGGATACTCTTTATTTGTTTTTATGTCGTTCGGAAAGTATAAATCTTGCATGAAAACCCCCTGACATATATAGGAGTGTTATGGCATATAAAGGCAAATACACACCCCAAAATCCATCCAAGTATATTGGCAATCCCACCCAATGTATTTATCGTTCGTTATGGGAAAGAAAAGTTATGAACTGGATGGATAACAATCCTTCCGTCCTCCGTTGGGGTTCTGAAGAAGTTGTTATCATTTATACTTCGCCAATCGACGGGAAAAAACACAGATACTATGTTGATTTTTACACTGAAATAAAAGACAAAACAGGAAAAATCAAAACTATACTGATTGAAGTCAAACCAAAAAAACAATGTTCTCCGCCAAAGAAACCAGATAAACCAACTAAAACATTCATATCTGAATCAAAAACATGGGCGGTAAATCAAGCAAAATGGGAAGCAGCTAAGAAAGTCGCAGAATCAAGAGGTTGGGAATTTAAGATAATCACAGAAGATACTCTTTTCAAGAAGGATAATAAATGAACAAATCAGATCAGTTAGAGAGCGATCCGATGAGTCTTCTTGAGTCTCAAAGAACTAAAACAAGAAACACTCCAATCTCAACACAAAAACTATTTCAATCATCTGCTAAAATGTTTGGTACTCGAAAATATGATGTGGAAATATTCAAAAAATATAGTCAAAAAATAAGGAATAGAAACCAATTCAAACCAGAAGTAATCACAGAAATTGGTAAGATGGTATCTTTTCGGTATATACCAAAAACGTATTCTGAACTTCCTTATTTTGACATGAACCCTTTGATTTTTATACTCAACGTCCCAAACAAAAATGAAGTAATAGGAATGAATTTTCATTATCTTCCACCAACCCATAGACTGATGGCATATTACTCCATGTTTTCATTGTTGACGGATAAAACATTAGGAGAAAATAGCAGATTTCGTTTATATTATGATATGTTAAAAAGTCAAAAGAGATTTGCAAGGAATATTGTTTGTATCAAAAAATACAAAACAGAAAGAATTCGTTCTTCTGTCTACGAAATAGACCCTAAATACTGGGAGAGTGCTATTGTTATACCAACACAGAAGTTCATGAGAAGAAAAGAAAATTCTGTATACATGGATGTTAATACACAAATCAGAAAAATTCTAGGAACACAACAATGAACTACGGAATAACTAAACTAAAAACACTGTTACAATCTGGCCAAGGTTTAGTTAAACCGTATGAGTTTCAAATAAATATTTTGAAAGAACCGTGGTTCGATCTAGAAACGACCAGAAGGTTTTCTGACTTGGTTCAAGATTTTTCATTACCAGCAAAAACGTATTCAAAACAACCAGTATATTATGGTGGACCTCTTAGAAACTTTCCTTATGTTTCTACCTTCCCAGGCGAAATAAATTTTACCGTTCTGTTGAGAAAAAAGGATAAGGTCTTTGATAGCATACACGGATGGCACGAAGCTGTAATTTCTAATGCAGATAATTTAGTTCAATTCCAAGACGATTATGTTGCAAAAGAAATTGAAATATCAATCAGAACAAAAACAAAATTAAAAAACGATTTCGAAATGGAAAGCAGTCCAATTACATACAAATTATTTGATGTCTGGCCTGAGTCCTTAACTGAAATTCAAATGACAAATACCGCACAAAATGATTATGTTAGATACAGTGTTTCATTCTCTTATAGAAAATGGATCACTTTTCGCAGTACAAATGTTGGTATTGGTTCGATAGATGATCCAACATCGTCTTTCAACGCAGGAAGCGATTTCAATCCTGACTTCATTCGATAACATGGAGATATTATGAGTTTACCCACGATTGCATTAAAACAGGTAGAAATAAAACTACCAGTATTAAAAAAGAAAGTAAAGATCAGACCTTTCACTGTCAAGGAACAGAAAAATCTTTTGTTAGCTGTTGAACAATCAAAAGTTTTAGAAAAAAATGAAGTAGATAACTTTATGTTATCAGAATTTAGAACACTAATAGAATCTTGTATGATCACAGACATTGATATTTCGCAACTGTGTTTAGCAGATTTTATGTTCATATGTCTTCAACTCAGATCACTTTCCGTTGGTGATAAAGTCAAAGCGAAATATACATGCCCATGTGGGACAAAAATAGATGTAGAGTTTGATGTTGATAACATCAAGTGCATGAATGCAAAAAACACAACAGAAAAAAGTTTCAATGTTGCAGATGGAATTGTTGTTAAACTGGGACTTCTCAATATTGAAGATGTAATGTCGTTATCGAAAGAAAACCACATTGAATTGATCATCGAAACAATTGCTAGAAGTATCAAATCAATTGCGGACAACGACACAGTATATGATCCGAAAGATGTGGACTTTGAAGAACTAAAAGATTTCGTTAGTAATTTCCCAGTCGATAAAATAAAATTACTCGAAGAGTTTTTTGACTCTACTCCATATTTAATATATCAAGATAAAGTTTCATGTCCAACCGAAGAGAAGTTACTGGAGGTTAAGGATATACAAGATTTTTTTATCTGATCCTATCCCACGAATCGATATCCAACTATTATCAATTGAATTTTGCCTTGATGAAACATCATAATTATTCCTTGACAGAACTAGAGGAAATGTGGCCGTTTGAAAGAGAAATTTACATAATCCTACTGCAAGAATGGATCAGAGAACAGAAAGAACAACAAAGATTAAGAAAAAATAAAGGTATGTAAGAATGGCCGACCCATCAACAACTGAAAACACAAACTCTCGAAAAAAGAACACAGAAGAGATAAAGAAGTTAAATCAACTTCTCGCTAAACAAGCAAGTGAAAAAAAGAGAGAACAGAATTTAACCAAAAACGATCCAGCTTCATTTCGTTCTTATATAAAAGAACAAACCATCGGTAGATTTAATCTTTCTAGGTTCTTACCAAGAGAAGTTCAAGTAGGAATGGGTATCTTCAAAGATTTGAAGGGAATATTAGAAGCAAAACAATTAAAGAAACAATTAAACATTGAAAATTTAGGTTCTGATGGTTCTGACATATCAGACATGGAAGGAACGCCGACAGAAAAAAATCGAAAGAAAAATGAGATCATAGAAACACCAGAGGATAACAATACAAACTCTGATATATTTGTGCAAATGCTCTCGACACTAGAAGGAATAAAACAAATACTGATGGAAGGACGATCAAATGAAAAATTCGATAAATTAGATCGTCTAGAAAACGAAAGAGAAAATTCTAGAAAACAAGAAAAGATCGTAGAGGGTACAGAAAGTATAAAAGAAGATCAAGAAGAATCTAAAGGTATTTTTAGTACTCTTCTCGGTTTCTTCAAAGATCCAAAGGCTTTATTAGCTTCCTTCAGTGGTATTTTGGGTTCTCTTGGAGGATTGTTGAGCGGATTAGGAACAACTTTAATGGCAGCTTTGGGTCCAATTGCTGCGGTTCTTGGTGTTGTTGCTTTGGGTGCAACCATCGCAGTCTTAGCATATAAAATATTCGAAGGTATACAAGACCTTGTTAATATCGAAAAAGAAACAGAGACGATGTTATCAGAACAACGATCATTAGATAAACAAAGGGAAGAAGGAAGATTGTTCGGGAGAGGATTCAGCGGGACACAAGCAGAATTAGTAACGATGTTACTCGAAGAAAATGAAAAAACTCAAACGGTCCTTTCATCTAAGGAAGAGGATCAATTAGTTTCTATATTAAATCCATCTACCATGTCATTGGAAACGGTTACAGTTGCTCAAGCAAAACAAATATTCAGTAGAGAGAATTTAGAACCTCTAATAACAGAAGAAGAGTTTCAACAGGAAAGAGAAAATAGACTAAACAGAAGAGCAACAGTAACTGTAGCCTCAGATTCCATTACAAGTGAGAGAGTTCTTAAACAAGTTGCAAAGGAAGAATTCTTAGACAGCCTGACACAAGAAGAAACAGAAACTTTGATAAAAGCGGATAAGAAACTTTCTGAGTATATAAGTCGTACTAGTGCAACTCCGGGATTTGGTGCATTTGGTGTCTCACGACCAACGTATACAGATGAAGAAAATGAATTAATGAAAAGAAGAAACGAATTTGTTTCTTCATATGATCGAACAGAGTTTTACAGGGACTCAATAACAGAAGCATACGAAACTTTCAGAAAAACCAATCCAGCATTCTCTGCGGCTTCAGACGAACAATTAAAAGAAGTCACAGATATCCAAGTGATAACACACAATGATGACGCTGGATTAAGGCATGTCATTCAAATCACACCAAAACCAGAATTGATGGGTAGTGTGAATGTAGGTGCAAGTGATCTTGAAACATCCGAAGTAACATCAAAAGAGTTACAAACAGAAATTAAAGAAACTGGACAGGGGCAAATATCACAAAATATTCGTCAGGGAGATACCATTACTAACGCTTCTTCCACCACTGTCTATACCTCACCAGAGAGAAGACAATCGGATTCAATCGCTGGTATCTTTGGTTCTGGATTTAGACTTGCATAAAAAAAAGAGGGGTCCGAAGACCCCTCTCCTTCACCTTAAGGGTTGGTCAACCCTCGTTCGCAAGGCGTTCAAAGTAGGACATCGCATCGTCCTCCTCCTCCGGCTCAATCGTCGGTGCCGAAGAAGCCGCCTTTTCGGGCATGCTAGGTGAAGTTCGCTCTTCATACTCATCGTCGAGACGAGTGTTCTCTGCCTTTGAAGCGTACTCGGTTCCAGTCAGAACCTTGTCGAGCTTCTCCTTGAGTTCTTCATAAGACTTGAAGTTGGAAGCATCGGTAAACTCATTCAGCTTGTGCTGCGAGTTGTAAATCTTCTCAAGCACTTCATCGTCTTCGTGTAGAGCAGATGGTTGCTCAAACTCGGACTTGTCGTAGTTGGTGTAACCAGCCACCTTACGAATCTTCAGTCGGAAGTTAGCACCTGCCCAGAAGTCGAACGGATTGACTGCGTTCTCATCCTCAAACTCAGGGTTCATGGCCTCGTTGATCTTGTCGAAAATCTTCTTGCCATACTTGTAAAGGAAAACCTTTCCTTCGTTCTCTGGGTTCGACGGATCGGACACAACATAGATGTTCGAGATGTAGTTCAGCTTACGCTTACGATCCCGAGCAATATCCTTGTCCGATTCCAGACCACTGTTCCAGAGACGAGTGTTCATCTCTGACACGGGATCCTTGTCACCGAGAGTCGTACGCGAGTTCTCGATGTACCAACCGCCTGGTCCCTTGAACGCATGGGAGAACAGACGACACCACGGCAGGTCTTCTCCATCCGAAGGCGGAAGGAAACGAATCACGGCGTATCCGTTACCCGCCTGATCCTGTGATGGGCGCCAGAACCGATCGTCCTTGTACGATTCGCCACCCTTGTTGAGCTTCTCCATCTCGGCATTGAGCTTTTCGATGGAAGTGTTTGAACGCTTTTTGAGATCCTTGAATGACATATTATGTCTCCTTATTTCGTGTGTTTAAAGTATAGTTGAAATTTCGTGTTTGTCAATATCAAAATGGTAATTTGTTTTGTTTTGGTAATAGATTTTGTGAGGCACCCTCCACTTGTATCTTCTCAATGATTGGCTTCGTGAGAAACTTCGCTGCGATTTGCGGTTCGATGTTTAGTTGTTCACATAGATCGAGAACAGCTTCCATGTATTCGCATTTCGTTTTGATTACCTTCTGTTCTACCATCTTCGAGAAGGAATTTTGGTT